GTCAACAAAGCACGAGAAAGTGCGTCTAAAGCACTGAACTCATCCGAAGAAAGAAAGTTATCGCATTTATACATGCGTTTTTCAAGGTCTTCGAGTTCAAGAAGCATTCTGTTGACGATCGTTTCAGACGGCTTGTAAGCCTTCTCGAATACATCTGCCGGACTCCAAGACTGGTAGCCGTCTTCATACTCAACAAGGTAGCCAGCCTTGTCTGTTTCACACTCTGACGGTCTTACGCCGTTCTTCAAGAGCTTTCGCTCGTAGGCTTCACCCATTGTCATAGGCATAGCCTTCACTGTTTTTGTACCAGTGTACTGTTTCATTTGTTCGTTCATAATATTTATTTTGTTGGTAATAGCTTTAGGTTGTGACTTGTTAAAGTCGTGAATGAAGCGACGCTCAAGGTCGGTGTGCCATAAGGGTTTGTCAGTATGAGGCATGAGAACCTTAGCACGAACACGCTCTCCATTATCGAGTGTAAGAATGGCTGTGCGCCATTGAGAAGGAACGAAAGGATTGTAACTCATTTTATACTCCTTTCCGCTTCCGCCACACAACTCAACCGTTCTACTTGTTGTTGCAGCTTTACCATTTCCTTGTTTGCATGGTCTCTTTCCATCCTCGCGTCGTTCACAAGTATAAAACCGGTTGCTACAGCTACTATCGACACCACCGCCACGCAAATCCACGGCTGTCTATGCACAAAACTGTTAATGTCTTTACAGACACCCTTTGTAAAAGCCCAACCATACTTTAAAGCATACACCCCAGCTTCTTTTGTGGTTGCATCGTCTACAAAACTAATTGTTGTTTTCATAATTTTTTGTTTTTATTTTACGTTAAACTTCAGTCTTAGTTTTTTATAATTAAATAAATACCATACTATATGACAGCGTATTTGTTGGCGTAATTTTTATAAATATGATTACGATAACTGTACGTGTAGTTTACAAGCATGTCTTCTGTATATTTACTACAAATTGCAATACGTTTACAGATATTGCGCATTTTCTTTATAATATTGCATTTTACCGCAAGTTTTACAATTTGTATTGACTTACATACTGACATACCTATTTTTACCGCCATATATTTGTATGAAATGCCGTTGTCTATGAATTTTCTGCCATAACAAAAACGATTACAAGTTTTTGTTGCTTCCTTATATTCTTTTTTTGAAGAAGGATTGCTTCTTTGCTGAATCATTCGTTTGACAAAATCCTTATGACGTTGTATTTCTACAAGTAACATTGCGGTCAATACATTTTCTATGTTTTTGATTTCTTGCGCATAAGCATTCTTTTTTAAGTTAACGTTAGGTTTAAATGTAAGTTCAGGTATAGCGATATTACGATGTGCCGTGTGACTATGCAATGATTTAAAAACGAGGTGTTTGTTGTTAAGGCCTGTCTCCTCAATCAATTCCATGTTTCTAAGGATAGACAATCTATCTTTGATGGCATTCGCACTTATACCTGTAATATCATGCAACTTATTTACGCTCCAATCCTTAACAATAGAATTGCGAGTGTGTGTTTTTACAAACAAAGAGAATGCAATCGCCTTTCTCAATTGAGAGTTGCGATACATCTGATTTATTATGATTCTCTTTATCTTCATGTCTGTAAAAAGCAAAAGCGACAAGGTTGTGTACTTACCTTATCGCTTTGTATTTAATGCGTCAGTTAAGACGCGCCTTAAATCCATGTTATACACTTCACGATGTACACGGTTCGCTTAGTGGTGATTAATAGCTTTGCTATTTTTCACACCACAAAATTAATAAAAATATCCATCAAACTAATAGATTCTCTTAATTATTTATAATTTATTAATACTTTATATTGATTTGTTATTAGTTTTCAGTATCTTTGAAGCGTTAAACTAATAAATAATTGCTTATGACATTTACACAGACTGAACAGTATTTTTGGGCAGAGCGCATCATGCAAGCGGTCTGCGATGTAGGACAAGTTACCTTTTTGGAGCTTGTATCAGAAAGAAAAAATGTGCGTGCAAATACCCTACGCGGCTTGTATTGTCTTTTCACTCGTGATTATTGCATTCATCCAGATCGTGCGGCGCGTCTTATTGCTCGCACACGTGTAAACGTAATAAATCAGGCACGTAAGTATGCGCAGTATTTACAGGTCAAAGACAAAATGGTTGTCGAATTATACAATAAAATCAAGAATATACTTAAAACCTATGACAATGAGAAGAGATTATGATATTACAATCCCAGATATGTTGTTTCCAAGCGACAACGAACTGGAGATTCCTACACTCGACATCAATATGCAAGCAGAATGTTGTCAGATACCATTCTTATGTTTTGGAGAACAAAAGCGCACATATAACATGAATGGTGCAGGAACACTACATTTCTATACTGACGATTACCGCTTCACTACAGTATACGAACATCCCGAAAAGATATACAAACAACATCATCCTGCAAACATTGTAGAGCCCAATTTCTCTTTGTTCAATGAGACTCCTATATCATTCGGCATGCAAGCTCTCTACAAAAAGCGATGGATTGCGCGCGCTATGCAGACCCGTGGCATTGGCATATTCGTCGATCTTAATGTAGCACAAAAATGGTATCAGCTTAACATGCTTGGCGTTCCCCGTGGGTGGAGGGCTTTCGCTACACGCGGATATTCCGACCGTCTGAACAACCTTGCCTTTGAATTGTCTATCGCCAAGGACTGGGCTTTGGGCAAAACTCCTCTATTCGTTATATACGGTGGCGGCAACGAATGCCGGCGGTTCGCCCAAGAGAATGGTTGTATCTATATTAATCCTGTTGTTACGACAAAGAAAAAAATAGAAGCGTTAAAAAAGATACACGAAGGTGTGGCATTCTTCAACGAAGAATTTTCAGTTAAGAAAGAACTTGAAAAACTCACACCGTTCACGCATCAGATAGAGGATTTCTCATCGAACACTAAACAAAACATTGAAGACAAAAATTAGTTTATTTAGCGACAAGTGATTTTTAGGTGATTATTAATTAATGAAGTACCTTTGCTTTACTCATAAGCAAAGGTTTAAGTAGAAGGCTGGCTCGCGAGGGTCGGTCTTTTATTTTATATATAATGTACGCATTTAGCAAGCTTTAAAATATGTTGAATACTAATATTTCTATTAGTTTTATTTGGTTGTTTGAAGATAATATATTAATTTTGTGATGTAAAAATTAATAAGCAACTAATAAAAGGAGATACAACAATGATACAGCTTACAAAAAGAGAGCTTAACAAGCTCAACACACGCAAAGCAAAGGTCGCAAAACTTAACAACGACCTTAGAGAATATTTTGACGCATCAGGCGATATGTTACTGCCCGACATTGAATGTACCTGTATAGGTTACAGTCCAATGGGAATGGTTGAAGCTAATGACATTAAAGATAAAGAAGGTAACGTTGTTGGTTTTCAAGCTTCCGTAGATGACTTAGACTACAAGGTTGAATACGTAGAAGAAGATGGTGATATATACCTTACAGGTTGGGAAGAACTTGAAGACGACCTTAAATATCAGCGTCGCAGACTCAACAAAGCTTGGAGAGTATTCAAGGCCGAAAGTCCTGACGCAGAACTCGAACGTGACGACGAGGAAGATTAATTGTTTATAAGGGGAGTTAACAATATTTACTCCCGATTACATAAATCATTATTTTTGCAAAATAAAAAACAAAAAATTATGGCAAAAGGATCAGGAAACACAAGGAGTGTAAATAGTCATAATGCATCAAGTAGCAGAACATTTACACGAGTTACAGAAAGTACTAATGCGAGCACAAGCAGCAGCGCAAGTACGAGCACAAAATATAACGCTGAATATATCAGTGCAAAAACAAAAGAAATAAATAGTTTTAAGTTGCCCAAAGCAAACAGCTACGAGGATATAACCATCAAAGGTGTAGAATATCGCATAAATCATGTCCCGTCATATGATGGCAGGCATATCATTGATGTCGTAAGAAAATCTGACGGATATTCTTTCGGTCGTGAAGTGTTTACAAATAGTGGTTCTTACGGCATGGCAATAACTAATACAAAATCACAGGTGCAAAAAGCTGTGCGTAAAGGGTTGTTAAACTTGTTAAACAGATAAATAAGTAAAACTATGGCAAAAACTGGGGGTACACGACGCATAGGTGCCAATAAAGCAAGTCTGAGCAGAAAAAGCTACGACGAGCAGGTTTATATTGACAAATATTTGTCAATACACGACGATTTAAATGATAGCAACAACAACATCATTAAGGAAACCAGCTTTAAAGGGTGAAAATCATAACCTTGGAAGATGGTTTCGGTCAAAAAGTGTATGCTGTTGAAGGTGTTAAGGGTCCTGCCTTCTTCTCTATGAATGATGCAAAAAGAGCTATAAAGGGTGAAGACATAAAATCAGAACCTTACGATCTGAACATACACTGGGATAAACAGAAAAAAGAATGGACGGTTGACATGAAAGCCCCAGAAATGAAAGAGTGGATAAACAAACAAAAATCAAAGTAACAGTATAAAAATAACACACATTTAAAGGGTGCGCACGGCAAAAACGTAGCGTGCCCTTTTTGTTTACACGGAAACTGATAAAACCTTATAAACCTTGATAAAACTGCTTAACTTTGCTTTAAATCATTATAAAACTCGTTTAATATGGCAAAAAAGCAGAATAACACGCTCAGCGAACTGGGCGTTAAAGAACGAATAAGTCTAAGCTGTCTGGAGCTTAACGAAGGGCAGATTGTAGGTATTCCAAAGAATCCTCGCTATCTCAAAGGGGAGGAACATGACAAGCTGAAGAAATCGCTTAAAGACTCGCCCGAGCTGTTGCAATACAAGCCGCTCATGGTGTACGCTATCGAGGAAGGCAAGTTTGTCGTTATTTGCGGCAACATGCGCTTGCGTATTTGTCAGGAACTGCACAACGAAGGCGTAGAAGGTTTTGATGCGCTGCCTTGCTTTGTACTTAACAAGGACGTGTCCATTGCTAAAATTAAGGAATACGCCATCAAGGACAACGTACAGGCTGGCAACTGGGACTGGGACGAGCTTGCCAACGGAGATTGGGAGGTAGACGATTTGCAGGACTGGGGCGTTGATTGCTCGTTCTTGACCGACACGGAGCCAGTCAAAGAAATGTCGGAGCGCAAAGAAACGGAAGACGACGCATACGATGAGGACGAGCATGAGATTGAAGCGAAATGTAAGCTCGGGGATATTTGGCAGCTCGGCAGACATAGACTCATGTGTGGTGACTCTACTGACACATCGCAAGTTGCTAAACTACTCGGGGGAACAAACATCCAACTCTATTTGACAGACCCACCGTATAATGTGGCTTACGGTTATAACGGTGCACCAACAGAAAAACATAGAAAAGATGGCCTGGTTGTCTTGAATGACAAGATGGAAAACGATAAATTCGAGGAATTCTTGACAAACGCATTTAACGCTGCCAATGCTAATATGGAGAAAGGTGCTTCGTTCTATATATTCCACAGCGACGGTTACTCCTATTGGTTCAGGAAAGCCCTTTTGAACACGGTAGACCTGGAACTGCGAGAGAATTTGATATGGGTAAAGAATTCTATGACGCTCGGAAGACAAGACTATCAATGGCGACATGAGCCTTGCTTGTATGGTTGGAAAAAGGGAGCAAGCCATAATTGGTTCAGTGACAGAAAACAAACGACCGTCATGGAGTTTGACCGACCGACAAAGAGTGTCGAACATCCGACCATGAAGCCTATTCCACTTTTTGCATATCTTATTCAGAACTCATCGCAGGAAGGCTGGAATGTATATGACAGCTTCGGAGGTAGCGGCACGACTATAATGGCGTGCGAACAACTCGATAGAAACGGTTTCTCGATGGAGCTTGACCCTCATTATTGTGATGTAATAATCAATCGTTGGGAAACTTACACAGGGAAAAAGGCTGAAAAAATCACAGTTTAACTACATAATTTAAAATTAGAAATGATAGAAAAAGTAAATCCACAACATCCCGACAAAGTCGCAGACCGCATTGCCGGAGCCATCGTTGACCTTGCTTACACCAAGCAGGAAATTCCAAAGATTGCCGTTGAAGTTCTTGTCGGACATGGCGTAGCTAACGTTATTATCGAAAGCAGCGTAGATTTCTCTAAAGAAGAAGTACACACAATCGTGGAGCGCATAACCAACTGTGACAATTTACGACTGAATCTTGTAGTCAAGCCACAGGACGCGCACCTTGCAAAGAACCAAGATGGCATTATCCGTTGCGGTGACAACGGAATCTTCAAGGGTATGCCCCTCACTGACGAGGAGTGGAAGTTAAGTCAGATTGCTCGCGGTATCTACGAACGATACCCGTCGGACGGCAAATATATCTTGGGCGGCGATGAGCTGGTGATATGCCAAAGCAATGCCAAGGTAGAAGAGCTGAAAAAACTCTATCCTACTGCAACTGTCAACCCTCTCGGTGACTGGACTGGAGGCATCGATGTCGATAGCGGAGCAACCAACCGCAAGCTCGGTTCTGATATGGCTCAGTCGGTAACAGGCGGTGGACTGCACGGAAAAGACCTGTCTAAAGCCGACGTGTCGGTTAATATATATGCTTTTCTTAAGGCGCAAAAAGAGCTGAAGCCTGTGGAACTGTTCTGCGCTATCGGTGATGAAACCGTCGACGGCAAGCCGTACTCCGAGATTGTGGAGATAGCAAAAGACTACATCAACAAGGTCGGTGGCTTCGAGAAGTTCGCCGAGTGGGGACTGTTTTAAAAAGTTGCTTAATGGATAAACAAGTTGTAAAACTATCGTCAGGAACAAGAAACAATAACCCAAGAAAGATTAGAAACGCCAGTCTTGCCGAGAGCTACGAAAAGCAAGGGTATGAAGTGGTTAGGAGGGGTTATCCGAATAATGCTTTTGTTGCAATCTACAAAGGGTCTAATCCGCACAACCAGTTGGAGAGGACGGTGGGAGAAATCTTTGCCGAAAACGGTCTGAGTTTTACGCTCGAAAAAGACGGCGGCGTAAAAATACGACTAAGAGATGGCAGGTCTTTGGAAATGCCGTCGCTTGACGGGGTGGCCGACAATTCGTTTACTCACGAAATTATGGCTCTTCAAGGCAAGCCAAGTGCCGACAAAGTCGCTGAGGGTATTAAGCATAGCTTTAAAGTGTGGAAGCAGGATAAAAAGCAAAGGATACAAGCAGACATTGCTATCACGTTTACACCCAAAGGCACAAAATACCATAGGGAGGACATTGACGCAGGCGTGAAAGAATACAAGAGACAGGTAAAAGATGGTCAAACAGAAGCAAAACCATTGATATACTTGCATGTTGACGAGGGTCACAGGGAAATATACTATCGGAATATAAAATAAAAAAAGGCGGTATCGCCTGTATATAGGATGCCGCCGTAGGGTTTATTTTTGTCCCGATGGTTCATATACTCCAACTGGCTACTAACCCTCCCACAACAAAAGTTGATGTGCAAATATAATAATAATTTAGACAACGACAAAAAATAATGAGCAAAAAGTGATGTCACAAATATTTTATGGTGAAAAAATAAAGAAACTATTATGAGTAAACCACTGCCCATCAGAACAACCATTGAGCGTGCGCTCAACATAAATATTTCATCATCGCTGCCTGCAAAGGACAAGGTGGCGGTGATGGAATGTTTGCTAACGTTAAGCGCAAATGATATAAGGCGCATAAATGAAAGCGACAAAGCAATTGCTTTTGTTAGCCTGTGTGCCAACATACTCCGTCGTGGTGAACTGATGGAGTATATGCACATTCTTGAAATGTGCCGTAAAATGGCTTTAAATAATGATAAATGCGTTTAAATGTTCGATGAACGTGTTTAAACGCACTTTAAACACATAATGAAAGGAAGATATAAGGAGGAAAGGAAATTATATGGCACTATCAAAAAATGAAAATAAACGTAAAAAGCAACTTGCAAATTTGGAGAAAGGCAAGTTTAAAAAGGGCGAGATTACCAATCCTAAAGGGCGACCGCCTAAGCCTAAAACGATGACGGCGTTCATCGCTGAAATGAAAGAAAAAGGCTATGAAGTGCCAACATCGCAGACCATAGCCGAGTCGTTTCTGTATATTGCCACCCTGCCCGAGGACGAGCTTAAAGCCGTTCTTGCCGACAAGACACGTCCTATGATGCAGCGTATCGTTGCCAAAGGCATACTTGACAAAAAAGGCATGGATATACTCGAACGTGTCGTAGATAGAGCCTATGGCAAGATACAACATATAGACCTCACAAGTAAAGGCGAGCAAATTAAGCAGGATCCTTTGCAAGTGCATGTCGTTACTAACACAGAAGAATACAACAAGGTTCTTGCGGAGATACAAAAGGAGAAAGAACGTAAAGAAGCACAACCGGATAAAGAATAGAATATACACAAATGCCACACGTATTTTTAGCAAAGAACTACATGAAAGTGGACGCTGCCAAGAAAGCAGGGTTCACAACCGTGTCGTTGCAAGGAAGCTCGCGCTCAGCCAAAACATGGTCGATTGTGCAGTTCCTTTGTGTCTATTGCTTTAATAACGCTGGCACAACCGTTTCCATAATACGTGCCGGTATGCCTTCTATTAAGCGTACTGTATACCGTGACTTTAAGAATGTGATGCTGTCCTTTGGTTGGTGGAATGACAAGTCAATGAACAAGTCGGAGTATGTCTACACATTTCCTAATGGCTCATGGATTGAATTTTTCTCCACCGACGACGAGCAGAAGGTGCGCGGTTCAAAGCGTAAGATTTTGTTCGTAAACGAGGCTAACGAGCTTTCTTTTATTGAGTGGCAGCAGCTTCAAATGCGTACTACAGAGTTCTCCATACTCGACTATAATCCATCGTTCTCAGAAGAACACTGGATAAACCAAGTAAACGAGGAGAAAAATACTTATTGGTTCATATCTACTTATAAGGACAATCCATTCCTTGAACCAAAGGTAATCGCTGAGATTGAAAGTCTTAAATGGAAAAATCCGAGCCTGTGGCGAATTTACGGACTCGGACAGCGTGCCATTGTTGAGGGTCTTGTATTTGAGAATGTCGTTGTTGACGATTATATACCAGTGGAAGCACATAGACACCATTGGATTGGCATGGACTTTGGCTATACCAACGACCCTACAGCTATTGTAGAAGTCTATCTATGTGGTAACGACCTATATGTAGACGAGCGTTGCTATCAAACGAAAATGATGACTGACGATATAATTAGAGAACTAAAAAATATAAAAGGTGACTTAGAAATAATATCAGAGAGCGCAGATCCACGTCTTGTTGATGAGATATACAATGCTGGTCTGAATATCAAACCTGTTACAAAGTTCAATGGTTCTGTAAACGCTGGCATTATGAAAATGCAACAGTTTAAGATACACGTTACAAGACGTTCTATGAATATTCGCAAGGAGTTCAACAACTACACATGGCAACGGGACAAAGAAGGAAAATGGCGCAATGTACCAATTGACATGTGGAATCACGCCTTAGATGGAATTCGCTATGTTGTACTTGACAAAGTTCTTGGCGCTTACGGCAGTGGTATGAGTGCAAGCGAAATTTTGGATATAATATAAAACAAACACAGCAAACCCTATTGTTAGGTGTTTGCTGTGCGTAAGGCTTAGATTGTTTTAATCAATTGTGGCGATAAATTCAAACTCGTCTTCTATTATATCATTCTTCCAATAGATAACATTTACCTCCTCCAAAGTTTTGTTGTAATCCTCAATAGAGAACACAAACTCTATCAATTCATTGTTCTTCTCCATTTCGTCATTAATGTACGAAACAGACCATTCGTCACTATTTATATCGTTAATGCAAAACGTTTTTTCGCTTGCTTTGCTTAGCTGTTCGAGGTTTCTTGAAATTGTGAATGTTAAGCTTTTTTTTCTGCCAATGATAGGTGAACCATCTTTGCGTGTAACTTTAATTTTCATTGTTGTATCTCCTTTATTTATTAGTTATATTATTAATTTTCGTATCGCGAAATTAATAAATTATTAGTATATAGCAAAATTATCTGCTATAAAATTTCCTCTTATTAGATTTTTTAAGACCTTGCAAATTGTTTACACAGCATTTTGGTTTTGTAATCGCCAGCTATATGCGTTTTGTAACTTTGCTAACAAAGTTAGCAAAATATGAGAAAGATAACAGAAATACTCGTCAATGATGCCAACACAGTACATATGTTACTAACGGCAAGAAAACTACCACAGCATGAGAGTTTTGAAACACTTATGAAACAGTGGGATCCTTACAAACATGACGTCTTCGACAAAAACAAACGCAAGAATAAGAAGATAAAAGTACCAACCGACCAAAAAGACCCGATTACAGGACAGGTTATATACAAAACCGAACTTGTTGACCGAGTGCGCATTGCTCTGCCTACGCAAAATATTATTGTGGAGCGACTTGTCGGATTCTTGCTGACAAATGCCGTAACGTACAAAGCAAACTCGCATGGCGTGCTGTTAAAGTCGCTTAACAGCAAGCAGCAGCAGCTTTTTGATGCATTGTTGCACTGCTACCATGACAACAAAATGAAGTACTTTGACAAACGACTTGTGCGTACAGTATCATCACAATGTGAAGCGGCAGAGTTGTGGTATATGACAACCGACGAAAACGGACGACTCGGTGGTGAGATACGTGTACAGCTTTTATCTCCTGCCAATGGCGATAAGCTCTATCCGCATTTCAATGATTGGCATCGTATGGACGGCTTTGGACGTGAATACTACACATTTGACGAACTTGGTACGTCTGAACTGCATTTCGATGTATACACAGACCTTCATGTGTACAAGTATATCAATAATGGTTCTGGCTGGACGTGCATAGACGTAAAAGCACACGGCTTTTCCAAAATACCTGTCGTATATTACCATCAGTACAAATCTGAATGGGCGGACGTTCAATGGGCGGCAGACCGCGTGGAGGAATGTATATCCAACTGGGGAGATACAAATGATTATTTTGGCACGCCCAAGTATTTTATACAGGGTAGGCTTGAAGGCTTTGCTGAGAAAGGTGAACAGGGTGCAGTATTCCAAGGAGGAAAAGACACAAAAATGAACGTTTTATCTTGGGACCACTCGCCCGAGTCGGTTAAAGGCGAGATTGCATACCTATTCAACATCATTTTCTCTTTTACGCAGACTCCTGACATATCGTTCGAAAACATGAAAACGCTGGGCAACAATACAAGCGGTGCCGCTATACGCTTGATGTTTACAGACCCGTTTATCAAGGTTGGCAACAAAACGGAAATGTATGGAGAAATGTTCACACGCAGAAGTAACATCGTAGCCAATGGTATTTGCAACGCCGGCATTTACGTAAAAGGCATAGACATGAGTGTGGCTGAGAATATTGACTTTGAACCAGTGTTTGAGCCGTACATACCAAAGAATAATGTTGAACTAATGCAACTTATCACTCAGAGCAACGGAGGCAAACCGTCGACCTCGCAGCGTCGCTCCATTGAGCTTAATCCACTCAACGATGATGCAGATAGTGTAGAAAAAGAAATGAAAGAAGAGCAACAGAACGAATTGATGCAACAGGCGGCAATGCTTGGCATGGGTGGTTCTGCATCAGCGGCACAGTCAATAAATAACGAAGGAGAGGAATAACATTTCCACGTAGAGATAAAAAATAATGTCAAAGAAGCTAACATCAAAACAAAAGAAAGAGCAGTTAAACCAACTGTTCGCAGCGTACAACCGCCGACTTGGCATGTTGTATAGTGGTTATGTCAAGAAGCTGCTCTCTCTTGGCTATAACGAAGATGTGCTCGAAAGTGACGCTCTTTTCAATTTTGACAATTTCCCTTTGCTTAAAGCTCGACTTGAAGACATTTTTAACGACTATTTCCAAAACAGTATATTATGCTACAAAAGCGGCATAACAGACGGCGTTTCTTTGGCGTACACGCATGATGGCGACGCTTTGGGGCAATTCTCCGTACTATCAGACAAAGCCTTGCAAACCGCAAGAAAAACGGCAGCAGCGACGTTTATCGCCAATAGACTCAATGCTAAAAATGGCTTAAACCTTGCACAGTCCGTTTGGAACTACTGCCAGCAGACGAAATCTGAGTTTGAAATGGCGATGTCAAATGTAATAGCCGACGGATTGGAGAAGGGCACGTCGGCAGAAGAAGTAGGAAGAAGATTACGGCAGTATCTGAATAATCCTGACATGATGTACCGCCGTTATCACACCGTAAAAGTGCTGAAAAACGGACAGAAGAAGGATGTTGTCACTTGGCGCAGGAAGCGTATTATCGATGGACGTGTACGTTTTGTAGAAGAGCCGCTCGAACGTGTAGGGCAAGGCGTATATCGCTCCGCGCGAAAGAATGCTTTGCGTGTTGCTCGCACAGAGATAAATGCAGCTTATCACAAGGCACGAAACGAACGCTGGAAGAACGAGCCTTTCGTTATCGGTCAACACATTCACATATCTCCACAGCACGATCCAGAGGAAGACGCAGATATCTGCGACGAACTCGAAGGCTATTACCCCAAAGATTTTAATTGGGACAGTTGGCATTCTCAGTGCATGTGTACCAGTGACCCCGTTATGATTAGCGGTGAAGAACGCAAGCAGTTCTATAAGCGACTGGCAAAAGGAGAAGATATGACAAACTACATATCTCCGAACCGTGTAAAGGACGTGCCCGACCAATACAAACGGTATATCGAAGCCAACGGCGACAAAATCGTGGACGCATTTAAACGCGGTAAGCTTGCATGGCATTTAGCTGATAATAAAAGTTATTGGGTGAAGTATTTGGACGCAACACAACGCAAGGAAATGGGCATAAAGGCAATTTCACGGCGCGAAGCTATACAAGAAATTGCGAAAGCAAGGCACGCAAGGCGTGATGTACAAGCATTACAAAAAAACTGGACACTTAGGCGGTCGGCAATGCTTATGGAGAAAATGAACAATGCGCTCGATGGAACACAGCTTAAAGGTGCTCTTATGGAAAGGTACAATGCGGTATTATCAGCTTTAAAAAGCCCTAAGACTGGGATATTGCAAATGTAGAGCGTTTATATAAAAGGTTTGCGCGAGGTGTAAATATTAGCAACGCTTACAATGTAAGAACAACAAAGGCCTCCTTTAACGCATATTACAAAGAACACAAAAATAGCATTAAGCAAAGTGTAGCATTAACAAGTTTGTGCAAACGTCTTAAAAAGGCAACAAATGCAAAGGAAGTCGCTGCTTTATATACCAAAATTCGACATAAGTCGCTTGTGTATACTCGCTACCAATTACGACAAACAGGACTTGTAAGAGGACTTACTTTTGATAGTGACATAAATGGCTATGAGGTAGCTAAAGCTCGCACCTTTATGACTCCCAAAGGCAAGTTTATTGATATCCGTGGCTATGTGTCGGACTTTGTAAAATATACAGACAAAAATGGTATAAATTATTATTATGAGGTTTTTACTGATGCGTTAGAGGCAAACATGGATGCCAGAAGAGCATCAAAATTCCTTGAGACATGTCCTTCTTTTATAAGAGAAAACCTTAAAGGAATTATGAGTTGCAACAAACCGCATCCCCTTGACGACTACTTTAAAAAAGTCTACAAAGGCTTTAAGAGTGGATATATGTATAGTTCTGACCCTGTGAAAATACACGGCCGTTCTACATGGGAATATTTTAAAGAGAGTATTTGCCATGAAACAGGACATCATATAGATAAAAGACTACAAAATGTCTCGTCTATGACAAAGTGGTTGCAAGCCCAAAAGGCGGACGGTAACTATTATCGCCCATATAGCCGACAAGCACCAGCTGAGGATTTTGCAGACACTGTTGCGCAATACGTTAAAGACAAAGAAAAATGTCGCAAGCAATTCCCGCACAGAACAGCTCTGCTTGAAAAATTACTTGCAACACTTTGATATTAAGAATATACTTCGAAGATTCGATTGCCATCCTTATCAAATTCAATAATCCTTGTGTGCTTGGCATATTTCTCAATGCACGGCTCCATGTTTTCATCAAAAAAATAAGCCGTCATCTTTACGCCCCCATGAGGAGTTTTGCCGTAAATTGTAGAAAATGTCGCTTCCATAATGCTGAGTATTTAGTTAATAATATGCAAATGTACTTCAAATGTTTTGTGTGACCAAATAAAAAGGTTACCTTTGCATCACATTGTTGTATCTCTAACGAGATATTACGTTAAACTTCAATGCCCACTGCCAAATGTATCTCCGTCGGCAGTGGGTTTTGCGTTTATACACCTAAGGCTTTTTGAATACATATTTTTTCACTATCAGAGAGCATTCTCCATTGTATCTTACGATAGTGTCCGTCAACGAGCACCATAAGCGACACCGCAGGTCCAATTGCTTTATTTTCAGCTACACGTATTGATACTGCCATTGCATTGCGATACGATTTTCTGCCTTTAACAGGCACTGGGTTCTTTAAATTACATTCAAATGGCGAAGTTGTCGTAACATTAAACAGACTTGCCAACATATATTCTGTGTATACGTTCATATTCTATCCAATAAATTTATCGTAGTAGTCATTGTCAAAAGAAATCTTTTCTCTGTCAAAGTCAGTTGATATTTCATGTGCATAACAACTAACTTTTGTTATGCATATTCTATTTTCTAACTTCTCGCCACTTAAAGACACAGAATCCGGAATGTTTTCACTATATGTCCTTACTTTAACATAAAAATATCCATTACCGTTTTCGAAGGTTTCGATACTCTTTTTGACCAATGTACATTCATCGTAGTATTCACGAACGTAAGCCAACGCATCTTCTTTATTTGCAAAGACACGAAGGATTCCTGAATGTATGTCGCAGACATCATTACTATTGTCTTTGTCTTGCTGTTTTGACTCAACTTCTACAACGTAGACGAAAGGTGATGCAGGAATTTCTTGCATGTAAACAGGCGTCAGGGTGGACGCTTTTTGTGGTTTTCTAATTGTAGCCATATCGTTATTTTCTAAAGTTTATATATGCACTCGGATAACGCATCGAGCAACGTTCAGTAACAGCATATCCTTGTCGGCGGAATGCTCGCACAACGTTATCAACCGCTTCGAACGAAGATGCATGCCATTTGTTTTCGTTCGGCATAGATCCTGTCCAGTTACCAGCACAGCAGCCTTCGGTTCTCTGAAGTATCTGTACTTCTTTCCTTTCTTTTAGATTGTCAAGAACCCATTGTGCAAGCTCGTTCTCTTGCTCTTCTCTTGCATTTGACTTTGGAATTTCTATCATATTATTCGTCTTTTTAGGATTAATTGAATGTGCGCTTAACGTTTTCGCCCAACGGATTATATAAAGTTATCAACTCCTACTTAACGTTTGTTCCAACGTGCCGTAAACTGTATGGCACACAGGTTTGCCGTGTTGTCTCACGCCTTGTGATTTAACGTCCTCACCAAGGTTTGACGGTGGGATAATGAGCACCCCTTTCTGTGCTGTCTGCTTATACGTCCACAGGCCAAACGACAAGTTCGAGTCCTTGCGACTGAGTTTAGGTATTCTCCTTCCGATTTCTCTTTCAGTCATTTTTAGACGGATGGCTCAAAGGAACTTCTAACGAAAATCTGTACCGTATTCTACGTAGTATTGTTCCGTGTCACGTCTCGAACGTGATGTGCTCCTATCGCTCACGGATAATGGTATGTTTATAAACGCACCTGTAAATCTGTTGGTTTGATATTATCACCATCTTTTCGTGCTAGTTCAATAGCTTCTTCTACGCTGTGAGTTTTTACATATCCAAACTTTCCATGCTTACGACTGTAGTAAGTGTAGACTGTATAATTTTCCTTTTTCATAATCGTGTGTGCTTATTTGTCCAAATTTTCTACCAGATACTTGATTTCGCTGTCCGACAATTCGATGTTTTGAGAATGTTTGAATTTGATTATCTCCTTAATTCCTATAACTTCTTCCACAGCTTGATAGGCCATAGCGTCCGTGTCGTTGCCTTTATCGAGAGCAGCAATTATGTTATGTGCGAAAATTGTAATCATATCTTTTGCTACTGTTTTTACGTTTTCTACTTCTTTGCGCAAAACCTCAGTTTCTTTGTTAAAAGTGCAACCGCACTCAATAGCAAAATCATTCTTTATATTCTCGCACATCTGGTCGATGTCTGCTCCAAACTTCTGTGCAAAGTATGTATCACCTTTAAGTGATTGTAATACTTTAATTTCTTCTTGTTTTGTCATAATCTTTAGAATTAAATATTTTTGTTAACTAATCCATATCATATATCACATCGTGAACGTAATTTTGATATTCTTCATACGATGAGCAAGAACTAAAATCTTTACGAGTCAAGTTTAAAGGTAGTTCTATATCACATGCAACTCTGAAAGCCAGTCCGCAGTATTGTTTAGGGAACTTTAAGTTGCTTTTAAAACGTGGAAGCTTATCAATAAAAGAGACAATCTTGTCATTTATTTCCCATTTATTTTTAAGAATGTTTGACAAAAAGTGCTCAATCCCCATATGGATATCCGGATTGTATCGTATCTTAAATCCTTCCGTCTCCAAGAAGTTGTTCAACTTGTGAGTTATTTCAGACATATATGTTTTATACAAATTTAACTCTTCATTGTTAACTCTGTAGTATTCATTTTTTGACCGCAATTCTTTTTCTACAGCCTTTTCAAATTTCTTTATTTTCGACTTGGTTGTCATAATCTATAGAACTAAAATTATGTGTTAACTTCTTGATATACTTTTAGTACTTTTGGGGAGTGGTTAGCTCCCAGTAACCTTAATTTTAATACAGCATCAGGAAACTAATAATTATTAGTTAATTCAACATCGTTAAAATGGATTGCGTAAGTTGTTCCTAAACTTGCAATGATGAAACATTCTCTGTCGCTGTCTGTACCGATTCCTTTCAAAATACCGGTCTTTTCAATTTTCTTGCATGCGCTTGGAACATAAGACTTATATCTCACTGCCTTATTGGCGTGTTGTGCAAAATCATGTACAATCTTTAAAAATTGATTTCTATTCATTGTTGTATCTCCTTTTTATTAGTTGGTTATTAATTTTTCGTATTGCAAAATTAATATATTAATAACAAACAGCAAAGTTAATTCTTAGTCTTTTATTAGTTTTTAGTATTATTTAGAATATTGCTTATTAATATAAATAAATATAAGATATAATAGTACCAATATCAACAAAAATACCTACCTTTGTAAACAAATCTAAAGCTTATGACGCAGGTATACGACATGTCAGCAGAAGAAATCCGTGAGCTTGTAAAACAATACATTGAACATGGAGTTATAAGTCGAGCTATACAATGCTATGAACGGCTGTTGTGGCTCGGTAAATTGCAACAGCGCGAGTATTTAATATTAAAAATGATGTATGCGCAGCAGGCCAAAGAAAGTGTTTCAAAAGCAATAATTAAAAGATATAACAAAATTTACGTATTATAAAATTAAAACTATGAAAAAAGGTAGTTCTGACTGGTTAACAGCCATAGGTGTAACTTTTATTATTTTTATGATAATGTCCGCAATTGGACAGAAATCAAACGATGAAGAAATAACCGATAAGCCCTTGTATGAAAATACGGAGTATGTAGAAAGTTTAGCGGAAGACTTGATTAAAAAGAGATTAAGAGACCCTGACAGCTATGAATTTGTAGACATGAATGAAGTACAATCATCTAAAGAGAATGAAAAATTATTCATTGTTAAATACAGAGCTAAAAATGGCTTTGGTGGATACAATGTTTGTCAAGCTATGTTTTCTTGTGATAAAGATAAATTAACTATTATCACAAATGAGGATTAATTATCTCTTTATCTACGTAAGAGAGATTTATTACAATAATTGGAAAGATAAAGAGTGGGGCATTACAACCTCACTCTTGTTTTTTTATTCCAGCGCCTCCAGAGCTTCTTTAAGAGCATCTTTTATACCATTGTGCAAAAAATGCTTTGTAAGATACAGCACGTTATACCCTTTGTCCTCGACATACTTGCCATATACCATACCAGCAACAACAATAACGGTGTAACCCTGCGGAGCTACGACACCGGGTTTTGACGCATATTCCTCCAATGCTTTTTGTACTTGCGCCTGACCGCCTTTTACTTTGTCCGGCTCGGGAATATTACCTATAAAAGAGTTGAGTAGCTTACCGTCTTTGAACACAGCAAATGATATGGAGTTTTTAAGATTTGCCGTTTGGTCTTGGTAACCTTTATTGTCTTTTGAATAAGTTACAGCTTCTTCGCCAAGCTGTGCGAGTAACAGATCCAAAACGTTCTCCACGGCTTGTTTCTTCTCCATAAGCCTTTGTTTTAAGGCTTCTATACCTTTTATTTGTATTTCTGCTTTTGCCATAAGGCAAAGATAATGTTTTCCCTGTAAATAACAGAAAAATAACTGGGTTTTAACAAATAAAAGAGTGGAACGCTGCCGCCCCACTCCATTTATTACAAGTTGATTATGTCTTTGCTTGCTCTGTTTGTTCGACAAGTGGTAGAATACCATGCTTTTTTAATGTTTCGTATAAGAACAATCGACCCTTTTGTGTCCATTTCGTATAGACACGCGCGCCTTTTGTACCGTCACTATGCGGATATTCAAATGTTTCCGACTGAACATAACCACATTGTAGATATTTAGCACGTACAACCCATGTTGTGCCAACCTTGCGCTGTATTTGCATATTGCGAAGAAGTACATTGAACGCTTTTGCTGATTTCCCATAATCTTGTGCAATAAGTGTCACCTGTACAGTATCTTTACACTGGAGAATAGTGTCTACATAGCTGACTTTAGGCTGCATTTCTGTGATAGCGGTTGAAAGTTCAACTATTTCTGTGTTCTTTTGTTCTATCTCTGTATTCTTTTGCTCTATTAGCCGTTGTTTTTCCTCAATAGCCTGCTGTTGTTTAGCGGCGAGCATCAACGCTTCGGCAAAAGTCTGAGGAACAGCAATAGCTTGTACCGCTTTATGAAAGACTTGCCGGTAGACCTCGAATACACTACGGATTTTCCGGGCAATAAAATATTCAAGACAAGAAGTCGTAAGGTAGTATTCTGTTGTAGGTCTACCCCCTTTGGGGTTTTGCGGATTTTTCCGCAAAACTTGATAGTCAACATCTTTTATGAACTGCTCATTATTAATGAGTGCTTCTACAGCATCCGATTTCTTGCCATATACAAGCGGCCATACATCATCAATACTTACAGGAAATTCCCTGTTGGACTGTGAAAGGTTTAACACTGCGGTAAAATACTCCTTGATCTCACTATTCGTACTCTCTTTTGTTAATTTCAAATTTGCCATGTTATTTTTGTTAAGATTTATGTGTTACAGACAGAAAATTAGTATTCTGTTATTGTGCAATGGGGTTACTTGTAGTAAGGGCATCGAGCAATTATTTGTACAGCACAAGGTCGCTGACATACGCCCATTGCTCCAGCCCTTTGCCATCATACATAGAGTAGTCCATGAACCACCACTTGTATACACCCGATTGCATCGCTCGACGTGTAGCGAGTCGGAAACCGCTTGTTGTGCGAAGCAAACACCACTCGCCGTCGTTGGGCAACTCGGTGTTGGCATCATGCCATATAGTTTGTAAATACTGTTTAATACCGGCAATAAAGGACGAGCGCAAATCATCGCGAGTAAACTTGCACTCGTCCGCATCGCCACTGAAAAGGTTGAGCGGATAGTCCTGTGCCCATGCGCAGCCTTTATCAACACAATCCTTTCGTGAAAGTATATCAACATGCACTTTTGCTGTTTTCCTTGTTCTTGGCATTTACGTATTCTTTAAGTACACAAGCACCATCTGCAAGCAAAGTATATCGTTCACGTTGCTCGTCAGACATAGCATCATATGCAGCACGGCTTGCCTTCTTTATGTTATCTTGGTTGTATAGCGCATTAAAGAATGCATCAAAAGTTGCCTTTATAGCCTTGTTCTTTACGATATTGTCTCGATACGTGTTACGGTCTTCGCCCATAATGCTTTCAAGCATCATTTCAATAGACTTTAACGCCCGTACAGGGAACATCGGTGCAAAGCAACTACGGACATCAATATGCCTTATCTCCTGTATTCGCTTGAATATATGTTCAAAAGTGTCGCTTGACATACATATAAGGTTTTGGACTACTATCATCAAGGCACAAAGACCAGGTCTGCCCACACCAAGGTTTGCCAACTTTTTGGATATTTGCTCATGTAGCCTTTTTAATATAGGTCTTGTCATGTCATATAGCTGGTTGGCATACTCATTGCAATAGTCAGGTTCAGAACTTTGTTCTACTGTCTTTATTATGCTGCGTAGAGAACGCTGTGCATCACGAAAAAGCTTCTTTGTCTTAAACTTAAATAAACCTTTCTTGCGTAAATAGTCCTCCATATAGATAAGCCAGTTGTCTGTTATCAAATACTCCGTGTATGAGAACTGAAACACCGACACTTTGCCAATGTTGAGCGTTTCTTGTATATATTCAGTATCAACAGACTGGTCGGCATACACTCTATGAATGCTGCCAAAAGACTCTACATTATAGCATTTTATTGGATTTTGCATATTTTATTCTGATATATTGTTTTGTTTCCGGTACTCATTAACAGCATTTGTAAAGTAAGGCGAAAATGCAAGTTCTTTGATATATTCGTCGATTGATGTAACGGTTGTGCTATTGTCACCACGCTCCCAGCTACTGACATAGAACATCCAACACTTCGTAACATACACCTCCTGCTGTGAGTTGTTGAATGGATTAAAAGCCGTTGTTTTCTCAATAATAATGTGAAGCTTGCGGTCGTTAGACCACAATTCATAGCCTCCCGCCGTTTTGACAGCGTATGCAGCTTCATTATTCGATTTTATAAAATATTCTTTTTGCGACATTGAGTATCTCTTTTATTTACATTTACTTCATTGATATTACTTTTAGCCATCGCTCGATAGCAAGTGCAGATTCATCAAACGAGCGACAAACCATATATTCAAAACCAAGAGCGCAGACCTTTCTCTGAAATTCTTTTTGTTTCTCAGACAGTCTGCCATCGGGCGTTTTTACTTCGAGGAACAACACATTATGCTCGGCTATTATGATAAGGTCGGAGAATCCGGCAAGAATCCCCTCACGCTTCATTATCGCAGCTTCTTTCGCATTACGAAAGCCACCATTAGGAACGGCAGCTATTATATACCGTGGATATTGCAAGCGAAACCATTGTACGACAGCTTGTTGAATGCCAGATTCGACATGCCGAGGTTTGGCACGCTGATTGTGCTTCAATAGGAGAAGCTGCCATTTACTCAAATTCTGCGTCATTTTTTTTGCTAATTGCATCATCCACAGTAGAACGCCATTGCCTCCATTCTTCTTCTGTGCGCATCCATTGAAGACATGGTCTTTTTTCAGGCATTGTCAAAGCTGATATAAGACCAAGCATTTCGTCAAAGCCTAAATGGTCGCTATGTTTATCACCCTGACAAACATCGAAACCATAATCACCATCTTTTTTTATTACAATATCTTCCATTTGTTACATCCATTTTGTCCAACGTTTTTGCTCAATTGGACGATAATAAATCTTACACTTGTCGTTCTCAAATACACCATTATTTCTTGATATGGCATTCATTATTGCACCACGTCCAACACCTAACACGTCTTTTCCATATTCAGCGACAAGCTGGAATGAAGAAGTATATGCTCTTTCTATCTTTGAACCTTTAAGTTGCAATACAAGCACCCTTTTTCTCTGCTTCCTTCTGTCTTTCATTTCTACTTCACCTCGCTTTCTATTTGTTTCTGTGACTCGCGTATTAACAAATCTATGATTTTAACGATTACTTCTCTATTGCTTATGCCATGAATGCCGTTTGTGGCTTTTAACTCCACACAGTACACAAGTTCTTCCTTGCGTAGCTTGCGGTACTGAGCATTCAATTCTTTTATATGTTCTATTTTCTCCATTGCTTTTAGTTTATGCATGTGCTGACATTTCGTATTGTACAGCACATGCTTCGTTTACTTTACAGCAACACAAGGTCTGCGACATGTGTTCCGGCAGGAATAATGAGATTGTCCATACGAGTGCCAAACTGAGTTTGTCGTAGTATGTTTACCTCTTCGCATACATTGACAACAACGTTTACTTTGCTGCTACCAGTAATTATTGACATTGGCACAACAAAAGAAGATGTAAGGCGTTTGTTTTCCTCTACAAGCAAACCATTCATGGCATTGTCTTGTGTAGATGTAATGATTGCGTCTCCAAAACCTGCTATGTTAATAACAGTCGGCACAATAACGCCACCTTTATGCAAAGGAACATCCTCACTTGCTATAAGAGGTATTATACGTGGTTCGTTCGCTTCGTCCTCTAATGTTTCCATTGGTGGAACAAACTGAGGCGCTTCATTCTCTGTAGGTTTTTCTGTTTTTTTGTATCTTCCCATATTCTATTTTTTAAAAAGGTAAATCACTATCATCATTCACTGACTGTGCAAACGGAGCATCACAAGTTGCAGCCGCATTAACTGGCGTGTTGTCAAATGGTTTCATGCCTCCGAGTATTGGCATTGCATCCAGTTGTTCCTTTGTCATGCTTTCACGTACTTCTTTCGGTAAAGACTGCTTTACAAGGTGCGTTTGGTCATATTTGGATTCACGCAAGGCAAAAGCATTCAAATCCAAATAGACAGCCTTAGGAGTGCCATCAGCATTTGCGCTAACAAAAAGATGATTCTCTTCAATAGGTACGACAAGACAACGTTTCGTTCCCGTGCGTCCTTTAATGCTCATAACACCAGCATTCTGGTATTTTAGAGCATTTAGTTTGATTCCATAGTTTTCTTTTTCCATTTCTATATTTTATTAGTTAACCTTTTAATCTATCCAAGAATGACACATGATATTTACCATCAATCAATTGATATTTAAACTCCAACATATCATCATCTGATAAATCACCCACATCGTTAATAACAAGAGTAGGAAAATCGTACATGCAAGCAAATCCTTTCTCTTCAATGTGTGTATCGAAAGTTTCCTGCTTTAAATTCTGTGCATCGCAGAAGAAATAATCCAAACTATCAATAATATGGCAGTTTATCCATTCCTTATCTTTCATATAACCGGTATCTACGAGTTCGTAATGCGATTTGGCATTGTCAGCCATTATCGCTTTAACTCTTTTTATCTCTTCGTCGATACATTTCTCCAACCGTTTACTTGCGACGAGTGCAGCACTATTCCTCGTCTTGAAATATTCACGCTGTGCTGCTCGCATTTGATAAACTTTATGAAAGAAAAATTTTCTATCCATTGTTCTGCTTTTTAAGTTCTTCAATGAGTACGTTAGCGTATCTGACGGCTACCCTCGCGTTACCCTCCAAACTTTGGTACTCAAACTCTATGCCTGGGCTTGTGCTGCGTTTCTCGTTTCCTTCGTCCATATAGATAGCGCAAAGCATATCCTTAGCAATCTCATATCTACGCTGCTCCCAATCTATCGGCTTATGAGTGGTGACTGCCGTACAGTTACGCTTATCTCTTGTTAGTTTTGCCACACATTCCTTGCAACGTCCTTTGTAGGACTTTGAGAAAGCGGACAGTGACAAAGTTCGTCCGCATATCTCACACGTTTTCATTTCCATTTTACATTGCTTAATATTTTTTGTACCTTTCTATAAATACACTGGCTGCGCCTTTTGCGACATCAGCAAGATACTCTGCTTCTGTCTTGCCTTTGAGTAAGGCGATATTTTGTACTGTGCCACGGAAACATCTGACATTATCTATATCTGTATTATAAGCGACCATCATTCTTGAAAACATATCCTTAGCAAGGTCGTATTCGCGTTGTTCCCAATCAATCGGATCATGTTGAAGTTGCTCACAAATAGATTCAAGGTCTTTTATATAAGCCCACCGTTCTATGTGATGATCAAAACATGTTGGGGATTGTAAACGGCTTTCTATCCATATTTTATCTCGAACCAACTTATAAGAATTACGGTCTTTCCATTTAAAGATATATCTATCTTTTCCGTTGGGAATTTCCGTGGCTGTATGCCAAATATTTTTTGTTTCCATATCTCCTTTTGGTTTTAAATTAGCCTCGGAATAAGGATTCGAACCTATATTCACACCGTGTATTTACAGGCTGCTCACACGATTAACTATTCTAACATTTTAACATTTATGGCTGTCAATCCTACAACGGAAAACTTTGCAACCTACCGTCCCTTGACGGATGAATTATTCCGAGTTATAAAATGCCCTACCGCCGTAGGGCTTACGAACTAAAAACTTTATTTTATACCAATTATAGAAGAACGTCTCACGACGTGACAGAAAAAACAAATTGTTTTACAATATATGATTGTCTAAAAAATCCACCATAGCCAAATTCTGTGAAAGAATCATTGGCTGGTCGAGCGTTGCCGACTTGTACATGTCCGTAGCGGCATTGTAGAAATCCCACGCTGTCACCTTGCCTTTGCTATTATATGCAAGCATCATCTTTTCTGTTATGCGCCCTATTTGTGCTTGGTTGAGCGGTATAGTGTTGTTGTTGCGTATGCATTTGTGCTTTGTCTCCGAAGCTACGCGTAATGATGTAAGCATACCTATGATTGTGAACATTTCTTGTGCGCTAATCTCGCGACGTTTCATTTTCTCAATTCGTTCATCGTCGCTTTCTGCGATACCTCGCAGATTATCGAGCCAACTCGCCACCTTATCAAGCATTTCGCTAATGGAAATGCCGGGAGTCTTACCATCTTTATACGTAGCAGCATATTGCTCACGGTTGAGCATTGTCTGGTTATGACATATCACCACATTGCGTCCGATACCAACTTGCAAACCTTTCTGATGATACGAGATAGCAAGATTTGTTGTTATGGCATCATCACCCTCACCTTTATCAAGGTCGTATAAGCGAATATTGCAATACACGCGTCGTAAGATATGTGCTTCTATGGCACGTTCTCCAAACTTTTCTTCCTTCTGTGGAAGACGACTCACACCAGGCGCTCTTCGGTCTTTGTTGTTGGCAGCGAACAAATCCCATATCTCGGCACGATAGCCACGTTCGGCGCACATCTCCTGTATCTGCTGTATGAGCTGAAAATGATAAATGCCCAGCAACGGATTTCCGTTGTAGTCGTTTTCTTTCTCCGTGCGTGCGAGCTGTTCAAGCGTCAGCGTCTGAACCTTGCTTATGTCGAAGTCAAGGAACTGACGGTCGTTACCACCTGCTACTTCAATCTCTGTTGTAGAATCAGCGACCAAGTTGTTAGATGTAGCTACATTCATTGTTGAATACATTGTTGTTTCCATTTTAATTTGTTGTTACGTTAAACTTGTTTATGATTAAAGTGTTTCCACGTTTTCTGTGTGAAAGAACTCCTCGTCCACTTGCGTGTACATTGGAAGCATTGTTTTGCCGTACAGCCACTTTGGCATGACACACTCATTTAAATCTTCCGACACGTTGCTTGGCTTCACGATGATTTTGTTTTCCGGAACCCAAACTTTCTGATTTTGTCCCTCTCCAAAAGAGAACATTTGCGCTTTTGGTGTTTTGATATCCATCATTGCCTTCGGGCAACGAAAACGCACCATTGTTGTTGTAATCTCCATTGTTGTATCTTTTGTTTTTGTTAATAAAATACCCACATAGCCACGTACATAACCGCTATGATTGCGCAAGAACACACTATAGTAATCTTGGCTTCTTTTACTTGTTCTTCATCCCAATTGTGGGGGTCCATGTAATCTGTCATATTCGTTTGTTTTGTAGCGAGACATTGTACCTCGCTGTGTTATTTCTCACAGATGATTGTCTCGCCGTTGTCCGTTACCTCAGAAAGGTATCCGGAAGAAATTCGATTAAAGAGCTTCATTGCAAACCCTTTGTTTGTTGTGTGACGAGCTTCGTCAGTCTGCTTGTTGTAAATGCAATAAATCATAACTGTATCTCCTTTTAAATTATTTATTAGTTTTCACGTCGCAAAATTAATATTTTATCTTCATATAGCAAAATGTTTCTTAGTTTATTTCTCTGTTTTAATAAATTTTAATATTAAAAACAGCCTCTATACTAATATTTATATTAATTTTGTGACATCAAAAAAGGTTGACAATAAAAAAGAATGGATTTCCCAATCCAAAAGGAGCAGGGTTAAATATAACATATGCCTCTCATTGCACACATTGTCAACTTAGTGCAACGAGAGGCTATTTTTTTAACGTATGGTAAAAAAGTTAAGATACAGCATCGCAAACAGCCTTTTCAGAGACAAGCAATCTCTGAAAGCTATTGCGTTTGTACTTTTCTTTTATCATAAATACAGTCAAAACGTCCTGAAAAAATGGACATATAACAAATTGTCAAATATAACGGGCATACATGCGTACACAATAAAGAAACGCATTGCGACATTACATAGGCTCGGATATGTTGATTTCGAAGGATCGTCGCTTGTTTTTCGTTCAGTCGTTTCAAAGCACATCGAACGAAACATTAATATCACAGATATTTGTTATGACACACTTAAAGATGTAGAAAAATCATTATACGCCATTCTTTTGTGCATAATTCAATCCCGCAAGAACTTTTGTAGACGTACCATTCTACAGGCTCGCGAATCAAGACGCGCTGATGTTGTCAAAAAGGCTCGCACCATTAAAAGGAGGTATGGCTATGGGGAGACCTATTGCGAGAAGGGGTTATCGTACAAAAGAATTGCGCGAAAATTTGGAGTTTCGTTAAAAACAGCATTTGAATATGTGAAATATGCGGTAGAAAAAGGCTTTGTTGCTTTACAGAGCCACTTTTTTTCTACTTTTATGCATGGAGTGAACAGATATCCTGTACCTGGTTTTAGATTCACTACTCGTAACTATGCTTATAACGTTGCAGCTAATACATACTCCATTACAAGTAATATATTCTCTTTAATGACTCCTCGTGCTCCACACGGGGCGCATAATGCATGGTTATATTAGATTATAAAAAGTGTAGACTATATGAAAAATTCAACAAAACTCGAAAAAGTAAAGAAATGGCTTGATGAAAACGGCATCAAGTGGAAAGCTCGTCGTCGTCATCGTAATGGACATAGCGACTGCTTCATTATTGACACGAAGGTCTCCATTAAAATCGAGGGTGCAGACGATGATATTTTCTATCGCCGTCACAAGCGTGGCTATCATCCTGTGTTTATTCGCAAAGCGGACACGCCAAAGTTCGTTATCGAAAAGGTCGCAAACACCATACGCGACGCTATGATTAAACAGCAAGACTATTATTTAAAGCAGCAAAGAAGAAAGGAGGTTTTGAAAAATGAAAAAAGAAATAAGTAAAGAAGTTTATTGCGGTGAATGTCCATTTTTTAAAAACGAGGATGTAGACGGATATGGCTGTTGCGAAATAAGCAAGATGGAGAAGTTTTGCGGCGATTTGTGCTATTTCATTACAAATTGCATGCACGTGCAAGAAACGTTGCGTTTGTTGCACTACTGCCAAAAATGGAGACGAGGAGTCAATATGAAAATGCCACCACCGACTTTGTTTGGGTTAGCGATTGATAATGCTATGCGTTATATCCGTGCAATGAGAAAAATTAATAAACTAAAAAACAACAAATTATGATAACAAATCAGATAATGAAGCGGCAACTTGACATATTTGTCGTACAACAAAGAACCAAAGACGGCTTTTTTAACGGGACAGAATTACTCCGTGCATGGAATAAAGCTATGGGTTGCAACAAAGAAATTAAAGAATACCTGTCAAACAAAACAACACAAGAATTTATAAAAGCATTGTGTGAAGAAGAAAACCTAAATAGGGAGAATTCCCCCTATTTAGCAACACGTGGAAAATGCGGTGGAACTTGGATGCATCCTCTTCTTTTTATTGATTTTGCCATGTGGCTTAACCCCGTATTTAAGGTAAAGGTTCTTAAGTTTGTTTCCGACCAGATGCTCGCCTATAGAAATGAAGCAGGAGAAGCCTACAAAGCTCTGTCGTCTGCCGTAGGAAAAATTATAGCTCCAAACAACATGAAGCAGCAAATGCCACAAATTGCTAAAGCTATAAATTGGGTAGTGTTCAACAATCATCAGAAAGAAATACGGAACGACTATGGCGAAGAAAAGAAACAAAAGGAACTGTTTGAAATGGAGCGACAGGTAGCAATGCTTATTAATGACGGTTTTTTGAAAAGCAAAGAACAAGTGATTCTTTATCTTCGCAAGAAATACACCGAGAAGTACGTGCCTAAATGCCTAAGACAATGAAGCCAAGCAAAACGTTGATTAATCGGATGCGTAAAGACCTTATGTCTAAAACAAGCGACGCAGAAAAAGCAGCTATACGCAACTGTGAGCTACTTGGGTATAAAGTCGTAAGACAACAGCCTGTAACGACGGGACGCAAGCTGTACTTTGCCGACATCTATTTGCCCGAACTCAAAACTATAGTAGAAGTGGATGGAGGTTATCATTATACAAGCTTCCAGAAACGTAAGGACAACAATCGTTCGTCAGGCATTTGGCGCATGGGGTATCACGTTGTAAGACTAAGCAATCATGATGCACGCAACTTAAACAAAGTGAAGGCGAAAATTGAACTTATAAAAAACAAACTCAATGAAAAATAAAAAGATAAGAAACAAAGACAACGTAAGGTCATTGCGTCCAGATCCTCGTCATTGGACACGGAAACAGCACAGCAATTCGTGGAAAGCAAAAGTTGCTTATGAAAGTGAAGAAGCAGCAGCAGAGTTCCTTCAACAAAACCCGAGATTAAAGGCAGAAAAACCTGTAGTTTACAAGTGCCCTGTATGTAATAAATTTCATGTTTCAATACATTACAAAAAATGATAAAAAAAGGATTAAAGCAATTTGTTGAAGATGCTCGTAAAAAGCATGGTGACAAATATGATTATTCGAAAGTTGAATACAAAAATGCACTAACAAAGGTTTGTATTATTTGCCCTATACACGGAGAATTTTGGCAAACACCAAATAAACATCTAAATGGATGCGGATGTAAGAAATGTGGTGATAAATATAGAGGTGAAAAGGCTCGCATCACAAACGAACAATTTATTAAAAGGTCTCAAAAGAAATGGGGCGACAAATACTCTTACGAAAAAACAAAATACGTTAATAATAAGACGAAAGTTTGTATAACATGTATAAAACATGGAAATTTTTGGCAGTCCCCTATAAATCACATGACATACGAAGGATGCCCAGTTTGTGCAAGGTTACGAAACAATGATTTGGTGTTCGGCGTTGGAATTAACGACGAAATTACGCCATCTATAAAATGCCATAAGGCTTATAATCATTGGCAAATGATACTTGAAAAGTGCTTCGACCAAAAATATAAGACACAGCACCCTACTTATAAAGATGTGACTATGTGTGAAGAATGGAAAAGGTTCTCTGTATTCAAAAAGTGGTTTGACGTGAATTATGTAGAAGGGTACGATTTAGATAAAGATTTACTGTCTAATAATGGTCACAAAGTATACTCTCCTGATACATGCTGTTTCATACCTCATAATCTGAATGTTCTTCTTTGTTCAAAGAAATTAGGTAAAGACGGTCTTCCCAGAGGGATAAGAAAAGAATGCAATTCGTATGCGGTTAGGATATGCTTGCATAAAGGGAAAAGGATAAGGGTTGGCAGGATACGTTCTATTAACGAAGCTATTGAAATCTATAATAAAATTAAAAGAGAAGATATAGCTTCGGTTGTATTAGAATATTATAAAAATGGATTAATAGACAAACGTGTGTATGATGGTTTTTTTAACTATGACTTTAAGAAATTTGTTGTATAACATGTTTATAACAAGTAATAGTTAAGATATAAAGAAGTTTAAGAAGTCGATAGAATTATCTCGAAATTGTAGATATAAAAAAAGAAATGATATGAACGAAAAAATTAAAATTGAATTGTGCGGAGGCAAGATGCCTGAAAAAGCACACGCAACAGATGCAGCTTTTGACGTTTTTACAAGAGAAGATGTAGAACTTGTCCCTTATTTGCGAACGGCAATACCTCTCGGCTTTAAAATACAGCTACCGCCACACCTCGCTGCTGTGATACAACCACGAAGTGGAATGTCGTTGAAAGGCATGGCTTGCAAGGTGAGAACAGAAAATGGAAGCATTGATGCTCGAATAGATGCAGACGTGCTTGTCGGTCTTGTTGACTGTGGTTATACCGGTGAAGTCTGCTCTCTTTTACGTGTCGGTTGCGGTTCAACGCCTGAGCTGTGTAGTAGAGGTAATCATGGCGTTTTTATTCCTGCTGGCACGAAAATAGCTCAAATGCGCATTGTTCAAGTTCCAGACGTGACGTTAGAAATAGGTACAATAGACAAAGACACCGAACGAGGCGAACACGGATTTAATTCTACTGGGGTAAAATAAAAAAGAACGAACATGAACGAGATAAAAATATTTGAGAATCCTGCATTTGGGAAAATTAGGACAGCAGGAACGAGTGAAGAACCTTTGTTTTGCTTAGCAGACATTTGCCGAGTATTAGGTCTAACAAATCCGTCTACTGTAAAATCACGACTTGACACAGCAGACGTGCAACTCATTGATTTACACGCCCTAAATATTGGAGAGGGTATAACGTCAGGCAATACAACGGCAACCTTTGTTACTGAAGGCGGATTTTATGATGTTGTACTTTATAGTAAAAGTGATAAAGTCAAACCTTTCCGTAAATGGGTAACATCAGAAGTTCTTCCTTCAATCCGCAAAACAGGCTCATACAATATGCCTAACTTTAAGAACCCGGCAGAGGCTGCACGCGCATGGGCAGACCAATACGAGAAAACACTTGCACTTGAAGCAAAGAATAAAGAACTGAAACCTAAGGCTCAATATTTCGACGCACTTGTAGAGCGGTCGCTTCTTACCGGCTTCCGCGACACAGCCAAAGAGCTTGGCTTGAAACAAAACGAGTTTATAAGAATACTTATCGACAACGGATATGTCTACAAAACACCAAAGGGAGAAATAAGACCCATTGCAAAGTACGCCAACGACCTGTTTGAACTAAAGGACTTCAAAAGTCTACACAATGAGCATGCTGGAGTACGGACATGGATAACAGTCAAAGGCAAAAAGGTATTTCAAATGCTGTTCGGTAAGCATTGATAAAACCACAAATACACTGAATTGCTTGCACACCCAAGAAATATTTATTAGTTTTGCATCGCATACTAATACAATACTAAATTATTACTAAGTATTGCGAAAAAAGTTTTGCACATTACAGAAGAATTTATAATTTTGTGGTGTCAAATAAATCATAGTGGCGAGGTTGGAAGCTCTGCCGCACAAGCAGGGCATTTTTTATGCTCGCAACTTTCAAGGTATTAAGATACAGGTGTATCGCGCCCTTGCACATATTGTAATGGTATGTGCGTGCCCTTCCACTATGAGGCATTTGACAAAGGGTAGCGGTACACTCTTTTTGTTGTATCAACCCAACAATATATTAACGTCAAAAAATCGTAGTGGAAATGACTGACGTAAAAATTTTTAATTCTCCAATGTTTGGAGAACTTCGTGTTACACGGAACGAGAAAGGCGAATTGCTTTTCTGTCTTAAAGACGTGTGCGACTCGCTTGGGTTGCAAGTTGGCGCAACGGCTAAACGTTTGGGAGGAGACATTAATTCAACTAATGTCTCATCTATAACGGTATTGGATGCAAATAATCATGGTCAACAAATGTACTTCGTCACCGAGCCAGACCTCTACCGTTGCATTTTCCAATCTCGCAAACCCACAGCTCGCAAGTTTCAAGATTGGGTATTCAATGAAGTGCTGCCATCACTTCGCACAACAGGCGCATACGTTGTGGCAAAAGAAGAAGATAGCGAAGAAGACATCATTGCTCGTGGCTTGATTGCAGCCAAGGCAGCACTCGCAAGACGTGAGGAGCGCATTAAAGAACTCGAATGTGAGAACAGCCAAAGCAAACAAGTTATCGAAGCACAAAGCGAGCGTATCGCCAAGGACGCACCAAAGGTAGAGTACTACGACCAGACGCTTGCTGCCGAGAATATGCTCACTACACGGCAGATTGCAAATGAGCTTGGCATAACACCTAATGAGTTGCACAACAAATTGCAACAACTCAAAATCATCTTCCGTCAATCCAACCAATGGCTGATGAACAAGCCTTACAGCACATGGAAGTTGCATGGCACACGAACCTACACCTATTACGACAGACACAAAGACGTAACTTATTCCAAGCCATATCTGGTTTGGAATCAACGAGGCAGACGTTTTATTCTCGCACTTTACAAAAACAATTTTAATGTAAAGCGAGCTATTGCCGAATTAGTAGGAGACAACAAAAACAAGTAACACGAACCATTTAAATCAGAGTAAATTATGAACGACAATAAATCAACAAATAACAGCGAGGTAGTATTCACAGTGAGCAACACAACCTCGGACATGCTTTGTCTTCTCCGGGATTGCATGAAATTGCAAGAGCGGGCCATAAGCCTGTTTGAAGACAAAGAAGAAGGAGAAAACGTGATTAATGCAACAATTGCAACTGTTCGTGCGCTCCGTGACGCTATAGCTGTCAACATAGAGCAAAACATTGAAAACTTGGATAACGCTACGATATAAACAGGCTTATAGAAGCTTGTAAATAACAAATTATCACGGGTTACAACGCTAACAAACGCGCTGTGACCCGTTTTATTTTGCGTCTGTTGCAATACCTTTACGCCGATATAAACTTATATATCAGCATGTGAAAACGCCAAGCAAGCCAAAAAAACACGCTAAATCAAAATTGTTTACACAGCCTTTTTAATTTTCTTTACGCGCATTTGTTTATAATGTAATTTTGTTGTCAGATAAAAATATCCATTAACGTTTAAACAGAATTACACTATGGCAATAAAAGAAAAAGTGCTTGCTTCTTGCAAAACGTCATTCGCGAAGTACGGTTTGAAGAAGGATGAACTTTCAAAGCTGGTAGACCAGATTATCGCAGGTAGTGGCCTAACAGATGAGTCAACAGACGAGGACGTTACCAAAGCTATTACGGCAGTCGAACCTTATGTCGGCATGATGCAATCGTCATTTAACCGAGCAGTCAGTGAGATAGAAGCGAAGTACAAAGGATGGGTAAAACCGACAGACCCTCCAGCACCACCCACGCCTCCAACACCTCCGACTCCTCCAACGGATGCACCGCTTACAATGGATGCTGTGGCGAAAATGATTGCCGCGTCAAAAGAGGAGCAGCAGAAAGCTATTTCAGAAGCCGTTGCTGCCGCTCTCGCACCTTACAAAGAACGAGAGGAAAAGACAAGATTGTCAACTTTGCTGCAAGGCAACGAAAAGCTGAAGGATGTTCCAGAAGTATTCCGTTCCCGTTACACGCTCGACAAAGAGGAAAACCTTGACAATGTCGTTGAGCAGATTATAAACGATTACACCGCATTGAAGCAGTCTTTGGTTGCAAGCGGCACATTCGTTACAGCTCCGACAACAAGCACGCCTCAGACTGAGCAGCAGGATTTTATCAAGCGCATGGAGGGTTTTGCCGAGCGCAATGCTCCTAAGCCCGATGGTGCTGCAAAGTAAATCAAACGTAAAACTTAAAAAAATCAGTAAAGTATGGCTTATAAAGGAATGTACCTCAAAAAGCTTGTGCCTACCGACATCAAGGAAGGTTCTTGGTGGGAGGAGCAGTGCGTCGTAAGACAGGGTGGCTATGACCTTGACCAAAGCAATCTGCCAGCCGAGCTAAAGTGGTTGCCGAAAGGCACTGTTGTTAAGCTTGGCACGGGTGGTAAGGCTGTTGCTGTAAAGACGGCAAAGGTTACGGAAAAAGCGGAGGCTGCTGCCAAGACAGTAAAACTCACACCTGGTTCTCTCTTTAAAGAGGGTGACACCATTGGCGGTAAGAAAATCTCATCTATCGCAAGAAGCGCGACACTCGACACTGTAACGCTTTCATCAGGACTCGAAGCTGCAATCAATGCAGACGATATTGTTACTGACTACAACAAGGATTCAGACGTGCTCCTTGGCTTTACATACGCAACTAAGGAACTTGACAAGGACGCTTCGCAACAGGTTGAGCCTACGCTCCGTGTTATGGAGGTCGAGGAAGCATCGCTACCTTACCCCATCAACGCAGACATTAAGGCTGGCTTAAACGTCAATGGTATCGCATTGTTTAAGATTCAGTAACAAGCAGATATATTATTAATAGGATAACAATAACAAAAAATATAGAAAAGGTATGAATAGTATTCTCAAACAGCTATTAGACCCGAAGTCTTTTCAGACCTATATTGACGAGAACATGAAGACCTCGACATACAAGGCTTTGTGGAAAAACGAGATTAAGCAGGTGGACTATTGCGCAGCTAAGGTTTATCAGGCTAATCTTGCGGAGTACACTGCTGCTATGGTCGGTTCTGTTATCGCCAAAAATGCTGCAAAACCGGTACACCACATGCCGGATTTTGGTCAGTTGACAGGTTCTGTCGGTCGCTATGGTGACGAGTGGGAGCTTGACAACGAATATCTCGACCAGATGCAACAGCTCGAAGGTCGTTATCGTGATGTGGCTGGACGTAACTATACACAGGCACAGCTCAATGTTCAGTACGATAAGCTTATTGGTTTTTCTTTCCGTCCATTCGAGCGTGCTGTCATTGCGCCACACAAGCGTCTTGACATGCTCTACTACGAGGGACTCTACACGGGCAAGCAGACTGTCTCTCGTACCAACAACGCAAAGGCAAATGTGTCTTACACCTTTGACCTCGGCATTAAGCAGCTAACTGTTTCTACGAATTGGGGAGACGAAAATGCGACTCCAATTGCCGACATCAAGATGCTCAAGGACGAGGCGAAGAAGAAGGGTCGCAAGATTCAGAAGCTTCGTATGTCCGAAAACACATTCTACAAGATGTGCAAGGCAAAGGAAATCAAGGACACGTTCAAGCTTAACCTCGGTACTGTACAGTTAAATCCTGCCGTGCCGATGCTTACGGTAGACCAGATAAATACTTATCTGCGTTCCGTTCTGCTGCCTGTAATACAGATTGATGAAGACCAGTTTGTAACCCTCGCCGACGGCTCTACTGTCAACCTTATCGTTGATGACCGAGTAATCGCACAGTGTGCTGATAATGTTGCTGTGATGAAGATTTCAGACCCCTTGGAGCTAAAGGATCCAATTCCGAACGTCTCATATTCTTCTCACGACGACAATCTCGTAGGCTACTGGCGTGACAAAACAGGCTATCATGTCAACTACGATATGTGGGCACAGCCTGTTTTTAACGGTTTGAACGACCTCTATATTCTCAAGACAACCAAGTAAAGGTGGTCTTGGAAAACTCTAAATGTAGTAAGTTGTAACATTAAGACAAGGACAGCATGACAATCTCGGAAGCCATCGCAAGCGAAATTCAACCATTCTCTACTTCTGACGAGGCAATAGAGAAAATGTTTATCGACGCAGCCGATAAATACACCGTCACAGCAAGTGTTGATGATGCATATTCTGTGTCTGTAAAAAAGCCCGTAGCCTATGCTGCAATGCGTATTCTTTACAAGATGCGTGTGCTTTCAAGTGAGAATGTGGGTGGCATATCACAAGGCTACAAAGACAAAAATAGCTTGATTGACGATATGATTAAATCTATCGCCAAGGATGCCGGATTGGATGCTGACCTTGTGCTTAATAGTGATTCGGATGATTACTGGTTAAGAAGTACAAAAGTGTGGTAAGGAGGAGAAAGCATGAATTTTGAGGACAAGATGCAAATTCAGCTTAAAATCTATAATGTTGGGTATGTACAAATAGGTGAACAATTCTACGATATGGACGATAATGGTAATCCAAATTTTGACATGCTCAACGAGAATGCTGGCAGCGGCTATGACGAGGATGGAAATCCTATTGAGGCAACTGCAACGCGTTTTTATGATTTTGGCAAGTGTATTATACTCCCAAACACAAGCGCAAGGTTGATAACATTGGCAGATGGTTCGCAATATGCTTATTCGTATGAGGTGATAGCTCCTCTGTCAAAGGCAAAATACAAGATGCTGCCTCGCGAAGGCGATAAGGTATTCATAACCAAGAAAGACGGAACTATCAACAAAGAATTGGAAGTAAAAGGATTTGTGACATTCAAACGTCGCTATCTTAAATTATGGTTGTAAAACATATATGCAAAACGTATGATGTTAGGGGATGATGCTGTAAGTGCAATGTACAGGCTTTTGAGAAGGAAGAGCAAAAATATCGGCATAAACGAGCTTGGGGTTTTTAAATATGAAATCCCCAAAAAATCAAGCTTAAATGAATATGTCGTTATTAACCATCTGCCTTTTGTTCAGCAAGATACAATAAACGAGGGCGTTGTAAATGTAAATATACACGTTAAGAGAACAGCCAGTGACGAACCAAACACACGAAGGTTGAAAACCATAGCAAAGAACATCCTCGTATTTTTTAAAGATAACACATATCTTGATGGCGCGTATTTTGAATTTTATTCTGATTCGCGACCTACACCCGATAACGATAACACTTATTACATTAATTTAAAATTCAACGTAACGTATAACAATTTAAAAGACTAAGATATGGCAAAAAATGGAAAAAACGGTGTGTATGGCATAGACGACTTTGCCATAGCCGATCCTGCGGCAAATGGTGCTTATCCTACCAGTTTCCCGTTTAAGTTCAAAGCTATCGTTTCCGGTTCGTTGACGTTTAATGACAGCGCACCATCCACCAATGACGTGGAGGTTGAGGATTCGGAAGACCCATATGCAGTGCTTCCTTCGTCAGCGGCAACAAAAGGCTTTACTGCACAGACTTACGACTTGTCACCTGAGGTATTCAAAGCGATTCTTGGCTATACTTCCACCGACAATAAATGGAATAACGAGCAACCAACTGAAACAGAATGTTACAAAGCTGTACAAATCAAAACCAAGGTGCTCGACGATATTCCGGCAAAGGTCTTTCAGTGGTCAAAGATGAAACTTACTGTCACTCGTTCAGGTTCTATCGGCAAGACAGGATTGCCCAACCTTAATATTGAGTTCCGTCAGATGGCTGTGTTTGACGCAGAAGGCAACAAGGTTAGTGGACATCGTTGGGCTATGCTCGAAGACGTTAAAACCGAAATAGACAAAGGAAACGGTGACGTTTAATAAAAAGGATTCTTTATTTTACACAAGCGGTGAGGTAAGGGCATAACCCAAGCCGCACCGCTTTTTAATTTTTATAGCTATGAAAACAGCAGACAAAAAACGTACGGCAGAAACCTTAAAGGAAAAGCCTGTAAAAATAAAAGTTGGTTGGCTTAGTTTTAAAATAAAGCCTCTTACACTTATGCAGATATACGAAATGTCGGTTTTTGCTAACGATATAAAGAAGCCATCGTGGAAAGATGGCGACAAGATAAATATCATTGGTGAAACTATAGCACATGGCAACGATGCACGCCTTATGTGCGAGGTGTTTATAGTGTGTGCTTTTCGCAAGGCTTGGAAACGATACATGTTTGGACGATATATACGTAAGCATCTTAACATCTACGCATTCAACGAGCTTGTGAAATTTATCAGTCTGTCTTTTAACGCAAATTTTTTCTTAACCTCTATAACTTTCCTCACCCAAGCAGTAGTGATGACGGAGCCACAAACGATTCCCCATGGGCAGCAGTCGGAGCAGTGATGAAATATTTCCGTATGAGTTACGAGGAGGTCGTATTTAATCGCTCATACTTAAACATTATGCTTCTTAATCGTTCCATTCCTACGTGGGATAACGACAAGAGCAGCGATAATGATGTTAACACGAATACAGGTAACACAACTAACCGTCAATCAATTAACAAGTCTGTACATGCTTCGGACTTTTTTATGGATATGATGGGATAATATATATACAATATGGCAGCAGACGAAATACTTGGCATAAGTGGACAGTTGGATATTTCTGACATTCAGCAGTCTTTTGATAAGTTGATAAATGACCTGAATTTACTTGGAGTAAAGACGGATGAAGTTAGCTCTAAGATGACTAAGGCATTGAATGAAATTGCTCAAAGTTCGGCTTCTGATAGCGAGAAGACAAAGCAATCCGTGCAGACCTTAAAGCAAGGTATCGAAGAAATTAACAAATCGCTCGCCGATACGCCCGAAGCATTAAAGAAACTTGCATCGGAGGCTCAGACTGCGGAAGCAACCATCGATAAGCTCAAAAAAAGATTATCAGAAACAACCGAAGGATCTCAGAAATGGAATGAGATTAATGAGCAGTTAAAATCTCAGCAGAGCTTAGTAGAGAAACTTAACGACGAATATTTATCAATGTTGGGTACATTCGGCAGTACTCAGCAGTATGTTGGTACTCTCAATGCTGCTATTGATGCCCTGAATGCCGGTCGGTCTATATCAACGGCAGCAACTGGCGCAAATGCGACTGTTCACGCTGGAGCGGCAGCAGCCGTAGGTACTGAAAGCGTGGCACACGGTGCAAATGCAGAAAAGATAGGAGAAGAAACACAGGCTGTAAAAGACAGCACGCAAGCGTATCAAAAAGCAGCCGAAGCAAGCCAACAGCGAGCCGAAACAGCAAACGCCGAGGCAGCGGCACTTGACAAGCTGACGGAGCGTGTCTTGCAAGGCAAAATTAGCGAAAACGAATATATAAAAGCAAAGGAGAGCGCCGAAGAACGTTATCGTCAGTTAATGGACGAGCAGACGAATTTGCTTGAAAAGGAGAAAAAAGCAAGAGAAGAGGCATCTACTTTTAAGGTCGTTGACGGCAATATTGTCGATAGCAACAACGCTCTTAACGCACAGGCAGCGGATGCACTTTTAGAACGTGCTAACAAGCTGAAAAACGAAGCGAATGAAATTGCAAGCAGCTTGCAGCGACTTTCAGAAGCGTACACTTCTACAGCGCAAAAAGCAGAAGCTGAACAAAAGCGAGAAACTGAAAGCACAAACAAAACACTTGATGCGATACGAGCTAAAGAAGATGAGTTAAAGAAACTCAACGAGCAGTTGGAACAAATGGAGGCTCACCATGCAAACGGTTGGGGAGGCGACTTTATTTCATCTATGCGTAAAGGTGAAAATCCATTTGCAACCATTAAAGAGTATTTCGCCGAGGGTGACGCAATCAAGGAAAAGCAACAGCAAATCGCCGAAGTTACGGCAGAGTTAGGAAGATTACGCACAGCATCCGAGGAAGTAAAAGCATCCACAGCTGATATATGGAGTGGAATGTCAAAAGAAGACATCCACACAATCATACAGGAAGACATAAATCAACTGAAAATACTTAAAAGCGAGTATTCCGAAATTGTGCAGACTTATGGCAAGAACAGCGACAAAGCGGAAGAAAACAAACGAAAGCAAGGGGAAATAACACAAGAAATTATTCAAGGCAAGGAGAAATTGCGCGAAATGGGTACGTCTTACGAAGATGTAGCCAAGACGGCGAAGAAGACAGCCGAAAACACAAAAGAAATTGGTGAAAATGCCCATAAGTCAGGAAAGAATATAACTGGATTATTTGGCAAGGCACAAGGCGTATTTTCCAACCTGAGTAATGGTAATTTTTCAGGACTTTTAGGTATGGTCGGCAAGGCTGGCATATATGGTGCAGTCGCTGTCGCTATTGGCAAATCTGTGCAATGGTTATCACAACAGGCAGAATCACTGCGTGTGGCTATGGCGCCATTGAAGACATATCTGGATGAAGGTACACTGGAGGAATTACGCCGTCAGTTTGTCGAAATTGAATACTCAAGTAGTCACAGTGCCGAAGAAATGGCAGCAGCTGGAACACGTTGGGTAAAATACTTTGAAGGTTTGCGAGACAATGCACACGCAATAGCAGAGGTTACAAAAAATTCAAATGATTTAGCAACCGTACTCGGCACTACTTCCGATAAAGCAGCCGAATATCAACTAAAAATCGCCGGAGCATATCATCAGTCGGCACTTGAAGCAACACACAACAACGCAATAATAATAAATGCGTCTAAACAATCAACGGCAACGTATGAAGAAATGGCGCAAACACTGGCGTCAACAGCTAACAGAGCACAAAATGCTGGTATTTCATTAAAAGAACTTGCAGCAGCAGCAGCTTATGGAAAAAGAACATTTGGAAGTGCAAATGAAGCGGCATCTTCTTATGTTATGATGATGACGCGACTTTCTACACAAGCAAAAAATGAATATAATCCAGCGGTTGTAGGTGCGACAAAAGCACTTACGAACCTTTCAAAATCACAGGAACTTAACGACACTTTAACGTCCTTATTAGGAAAAAGACAAGCGTCACTCGCAAAAGTATTTGTACAAAACGCCGCCGCTATTACAAAAATGAGAGACGGCTTAGACAATGAAGCAAGCGCGGCAGCAACCGTGGCAGCGGCAGAAGGCAAGATGGTAAACGTGGAGAAACGATTGCAAAATGCCAAAAAGGCACTGGCACATGAGGTAAATGCAAACTTGACCCCTGCGTATGCCTCGTTTGTTGAATACTGTACATACTTTGCTAAAACAATAGGACAGGTTACAAATGCTATAAAAAAGGGAATAAAACCTGTTGTAGATTATATTGCAAGTAGTATAGCCTCACTGGACAAAAAATTAGGAAATAGTAGATTTTCTACATTATTAGGAAAGGGTTTGAAGGGTATAGCCTATTTCGCAAACCCTCTGGTCGCAATGACTACAGAAAACATGATGAATGATAAGAAAAGAACGTCACGACAAGAACATCTAAAGCAGATATATAATGAAGAATTAAAAAAAGCGGGCGAGCAATCGCCCGGCAAAGCTTATTTAAAGGCGGCAAAGAGAATCGCCAACAACGGCTTGATGTCGAAAGAGGATAAAAAATACTTGCAGTCGTTAATGTCAGACACAAGAACGCTAGCCAATTCAAAGCCAACGGACCAAGGACTTGCGATAGGCGAGCAAAATGCCATTAAGGACAAGAGCGGACAAAACAAGCTAAAGCAATTGCAAGAACAGCAGCGCAAATTCCGTGAGGAAGAGGCCGAGCGAGAAGCAAAGGAGCTTGCTGCAAGCGAAAAAACAAAATGGGACTTGTATGTGGCTGAAAAAGAAGCGGGCATCTTGCGACTTGAAAGCGCAAGCGAAAAAGAAGTGGCTCAGCACAAACTCGATTACGAAAAACAGAAGCACGCAATAAAAGAGGAGCAAAAGAACCTTTTAAACGCAAATATCGCAGCAGCAAAACAAGCATACGACAAGAACCCAGAAAACAAAAATAAGGAGGGTTTCTATGCCAGTGGTTTGCATAAGAAAGTAACACTCACAAGCGACCAAAAGGCACTTATTAACGCAAAATACGAAGCCTTGGAAGCACAGGAGAATGCTTATGACTTGGCACAATTAAAGAAGAAGACACAAAGCCTTTATGACTATCTGAAGGAATACGGCACTTTCAAGGAGCAACAACTCGCAATCGCTAAGGAATACGATGCAAAAATAAAGGAAGCGGAAGCACAGGGTGACACCTACAAGGTAAAAACCTTGCAGGCAGAAAAAGCGAAGCAAGTCGGAACTGTTAGAGCTAACGAGATAGAAAGCAAAATAGACTATGCAAAGGTATTCGGCGAATTTGGCGTAATACTCGAAGACCAAATGACCGAAATTTTGAAAACAATGAAGGACTTTTCTAAAACTGACACTTTTAAAGCAAAGTCACTTTCAGAACAAAAAGACTTCCTATCTCGTATGAATGAGTTGTCCAATCAGTACGGCACAAGCAAATGGGGAGATATTAATTTTTCACAACTTGGCAAACTGATTAACGACTACAATCAGAAATTAGAGAAAAGAAATAAAGCAGAGGAAAAGCTCAACGAATCAAGTAAGAAGTTAGCAGAAGCACAAGAAGCCTATGAAAAGGCGATGAAGAGCGGCAACGAAATACAAATACTTGACGCAACAGGAAATCTCGATATTGCACAGAAAAAGAACGACAGCAACAGGCAAGCATTAGCAAATGCTGATGCCGACCTTGTAGGAGCACAAAGCAATGTTACCGATTCAGCGCAGAAACTTAGCAGTACTTTGAACTCACTTGATACGCTTCTTCAGAATATGAAAAGCGGCTCAATTTCGAATGTTTGGGATTCATTCGTGGATTTTGACAAAAAGGTTAATGGTGGTAAGGCAACACAGGCAGTTACGGACACTATAGGAAAACTGCTCGGCAAAGCATTTGAAGGTAAAACGGACTTGGTGTCTCAGATTATCGGAGCGGTTCTTAATTTGTTAGATGTAATCGCAGAGCAAGGAATAGGCGGAATAGTCGGAGGTTTGATTGACTCTGTACTAAGTGCTGTTAATGGTTTGCTTGACAATATCTTGAGCGGAGATATTATTAAACAGATTACAACTGCACAAATAAAAGGAATCGGTAATATTCTTGACACTATTACCGGTAACATTGGAAGTATTCTGTCCTTTGGAGCATTGTCTTCTAAGGGTATATCCTCATGGTTTACAAATTCAAATGCCGAAAAGGTAGAAAAAGCAATTAATAAACTATCAGACAGAAACGAGAGCCTACAACAATCAATAGAGGACTTGAACGACACGATGAAGAATTCAAGTGGGGAAAAGTCTGTGGAAGCGTACAAAGAGGCTTACAAACTCCAAGAAGAGCAAAATGAGAATTACAAGAAGATAGCGCAAGAGCAAGCTGGCTATCACGGTGCTCATCACTCTTGGAATTATTATTGGAATGGCTTCAATGATGAGGAGATCGAACGAATAAAAAAAATAACTGGCAATGAGAATTTTAGCGGTAATATCTGGGACTTGACACCCGAGGAAATGAAGAAACTCCGTGGTGGTGCGATTGACATTTGGGAAAAAATCAAAGACACAGGCAAGGGCGGTTATGGAGACAGACTTGCCGATAAATTGGATGATTATATCGACCAAGCCGACAAATTGCAAGACTTAACAGACCAGATAAACGAGAGCTTGACACAAATATCTTTCTCTTCCATGAGGGATGACTTTATCTCTAAGCTTATGGATATGCAAAGCACGGCAGAAGATTTTTCCGAAAACTTTGCTGAAATGATGCAAAAAGCGGTCCTAAGATATGGTTTGGAAAACTTGATTAATACAGACCTTAAAGGATTGTATGAGAAATGGGGAAGTAAGATGCAGGAAGGACAGCTTTCAGAAGACGATATTAATAAATTTAAGGAGGAATATGACAAGATAGTACAGAAAGGCATTGAAGAAAGAGATTATTGGGCGCAGATTACGGGCTACGCCTCACAATCGCAGCAGACGGCAACTGAAAAGGGAATTGAAGCAATTACAGCAGACCAAGCAAGCAGTCTTGTTGGTATCGGTTATGCTATACAAAGTGCCGTTGAGCTGGGTAACACAACACGTACACAAATAAGTGTTGACATAAGCGTCATGCGCAACTATGCAGAAACCGTAGCAGCTAACATGTCAGAAATGCGAGATATACAACACGAAGGATTGGGGCAGCTACAGCAGATAGTAAAAAATACAGCTCCTATAATCCTTATTCGTGAGGACATTGCAAGTATGTATAAAATTATGAAAGACAGGTATTAACATGAGAAATCAAGCTTTTATTAAATTAGTCAACGAGCAAGATGATGCTTATGTTGACATTGACACGTTTGGAGTAACGCTTACAAGGGGATGGCGAGAAGCCTTGCTAACCCCTGCTCCAATGAAAAGTTATGTAACAAATGACAGTCGCTTAGAACATGGTACGGCCATTATAGCATCTGCAAAATATGCAAAGAAAGACAAACGCGATGTGAGTATTTCTTTTCTTCTTGAGGGCACAACAGAAAGTGACTATCTCGAAAAATATGAAAAGTTCTTATCCAAGATAGCCTATAATGGGGAGATTTGTCTAAAAGTACCATGTCTAAAACGTGTCTTCAAAGTTGTTTACACACAATGTTCCAAATATGGAGACTATGGATTGAAAAAAGGTAACTTTACACTCAGATTAACAGAAAACAACCCAAACGATAGAGAAACGTTATGATTAATATATACAACATAGACGGCAGTGTGCTGATGCAAGTGCCTGTAACAAAAGAAGCAAAACGAGAAGAGGAATTGTCAAAATCTGATTACATTTCTCTTTCGTTTAATGCTGCCGTCAAAGTTGTATTACCTGTTGGCGCATACATCGAATATACATATTATATTGACGATGTACGCACAGTTACTCGTCAGTTTCTTTTGCTTGAGCCATACGAGCCAACACAATCAAGCGAAATGTCGTGGAAGTACACGCCTGAATTTCAGCACCCTAAAATGGCGTTAAGTAAAATTCCATTCTATACAACGATTAAAAACTCTCAAAATGAGGTTATAAAGCAAACGAACTGGAGCTTTATAGGTGTGCTGTCTACGTTAATGGGGAAAATATGTGATTTTCTTAATAACGACATTAAATTTGGTAATTGCGGATGGAAAGCTCAGACAACAAATACATTGCCAAATGCAATAAATGTGTCTTTTGCTGACAACGACGTTTTGTCTGCATTGACATCTATTGCCAACGCCGTAGGAGATAATTGTGAATATCATATTGATTACGACAACGAAATTATATATTTTGGCAAAGTTGTGATTGGTGATACGCCATTAAATTTAGTGGTTGGAGAAAATGTTGGTGTACCGTCAATATCTGAGAGCAGAGAGAATTATTATAATGCTTTCACGGTTTTTGGTGGTACTCGCAATATAACACAAACAAACAGTAAAGGAGAAAACATCTCGTCCAGTGATATACGTCTGCAATTAGAAGCAGGAAATGGATCTATTGATGTTGACGGCAAAAACTACAACTACAGCATAGATAGTTTCTCAACGATGGACCTCAGACAAGACAAACAAACAGAACCTTTATTCACCAAGGTGCTGAATTTTTCTGATGTTTTCCCTTCTCTAAATACATACGTGTATAATGTGCGAGGACGAAAGAAGTATGTATTAGACAGTACAACTAACCAAAAGATACCGCTTACACGCAATGCAGACGGTTCTGTTGCAACATACAAGACTTTTACCGTATGGTATATGCGACTTGCTTATTGTACAACGGAAAAAGTTAATGACAAGACACCGGTAAATACCACCAACGACAACGGTACAACGCATTATTGGTATGACTTTGAAGTTACCGATGATTTGATTATTGCCGAAAAAAAACTGTCATGCTCGTTTGAGCCAAACTTGAATGCAAATGCGTTGTCTACACTTTTGGCAGGACGTGGCACTAATGGGGAATACGTAGGTTTTGAACTTAATTATCATAAAAACAGTTCATCCAGCCATGAATCCGATGATGTGTCAACAACTAAATTCAACATTCTTGCAGGAGATTACGAAATTATTTATCAACAAGATAACAATGTCATTGTACCAACGAATGCCGACGAGCAACTTATTCCGCATGGAGAATCATTGCCGTCGTTAAAGTGTAACATCACTGTATTGTATAATATAGCTATGTCTGACGTGTATAAAACAGATGCGCAAACAAGGTTATTAAACAAAGCAAAAGCAGAGATAATACGATTAATGTCCGATTTGAATAATTATACATTCAAATCCTACCCACAGGTTTTTGAGCGTAAAAATCCACATCTGCAAATTGGACAAAACGTAATGTATAATGACGGACAAGGGTACAAACTCAACACGCGAATTTTAAAATTATCAACTAATATTGATTTTGATTTTATCCAAGAAATCACAATCGGTAATCAGACGATAAAAGGAACAATAACTCAGCTAAAAGAGGATGTACAATCAATTATTACGAATGGAAATAATGCAAGTAATGGATATACTGTTTCACAGATAAATAATATTATAGCCAAATATGGCTTACGATATTTTCTTTCCAAGAAAAATCCAGATACGGCGCAGAAGGTGATAACCTTTATGGAGGGCTTAAAACTGGGCAAAGATGGGAAGAAGGGACTGACGGGCGAAGGTGCGGCTACGCTGAGTACAGTTGTTGTGGATGAGGTGCGTGACCCTAAGAGCACCGAGCAAGACCGCGTGATTGTCGGTGCGCAGGGTTTTGACCTCTATATGGGCAAGGACGGCAAGAGCCACCTCTACATTGACTACCTGACGACAAGGACGAAATTCTTCGCAGCGAGCGCTGAGATAAGAAAGGTGAGCTATTCGGGCGGCACTACACTCTTCTCAAACGCTGGCAGCACGATAATGAAGGTGGCTCACGTACTGGATGATGCAGGAGTGACTATAGGCTACAAGTGCTACGCTGCCGCTGACGACGGCACAACACGGACGGCTAACTGGTGGCATGTGGGCATGATGGCGCTGTGCCAGACCTTCAACGTGAAGGCGGGTGAGACGGAGAACCTTCAGAACCGCTACTACTGGCGTCTTGTGGTGGGCACGGGACAGGAAACATTAGAGGACGGCAAGCTGTATGACTACGTGATACTGTCAAACAAGAGGACGTTCATGGGCAGCGAGGCTTGCGTGCCGGTGACATCGCAAAGGGTGATAGGCGCTGACGGCAAGGCGTTAGTGTTCGGCGACGTGATGATACAGGTGACCACAACGGGCGAGAAGCAGAGCTTGGCGGCGGTGTTCGAGGAGCAGGAAGGCAAGACTACTGACGACGGCAACAACGTCATAGCAAACCGCATGTTCTTCGGCTACGAGCCAGCCGCGGACGGAGGAGAGCCTGACGTGCCGCAGCCCTACGACGTGATAGTACAGGCGGGAGACCAGATACAGTGGAACCGCTTCGGCAACCTCTACAAGCTGACGACATCGACGGAGGACGGAAGCGACAACGGAAACGATCCTGGCATTGCGATGTATCATGCGATGGGTGCGCCTTACAAGACGGGGGACACGGTGAATCCGTACCAATGGAAGACGCTGACTTCGTTAGATTCCCCTCTCCTTGTGCTCAAGAATGCCAAGAACTTCAAGTTCTTCACCGATGACAACCCTGACAATATCATCGACCCTGTGACGGTGACTTACGACCTTGTACCATCCTCGGAATATATCATCCGCAAGCCGAACTCGCAGACGGCGACGCCGAACGACATTACCTTCACGCTTCGCAAGCGCACGGGCAACGTGACTGAGGACATGAAGGACGGCTATGTGCTGACGGCGGACTACACTACCACGGACGGCGCAAGCAAGAGCGGCGTGGCGATAAACCGCCTGTCTGACATCGGCGTAAGCTTCTACCTCCTCGCTTCGGTGACGGTACGGGCAACTGTCAAGGCGGACAACACCACCGTAACGCTGACACTTCCGATTCTTTCCGACGGCGCTAAGGGCGACACGGGCACAAGCTTTAAGGTGCTCGGCTACGCTCTTGCCCATGCCAAGACATACGCGGAGCTACAGCAGATAACGCCTACGGACGGCGGTCTGTATCTTGTGGACGACACAACGGGTATGGAAGGCGGCGGAAAGAAGCCCTGCGTGGTGCAGTGGAAGAACGGCAAGTATATCGTGTGTGACTCAAACGACGGCGACTCGTATAAGATAGGCGAAATACTCTGGACAAATACTGGAACCTACTGGCTTGACATCGGCAGCGTGAAGGGAGAGGGTGTGGTGATATCGGACATGAGCGTGACGTACGCCATCTCTGACAGCGCTACGGTGACACCTACGGAATGGCAGTCAGCCATCATCGCCGCCACCGACGCGAAGCCCTATCTCTGGACGAGGACAACGGTGACCTACAAGGATTCGGAGGGAGAGCATACGACGGTGTCATACGCCATAGCCTACAAGGGCAAGGACGGCGACAAGGGAGACCCCGGAGCAAACGGCCAGGACGCGGTGGAGTTTATCGTCAAGAACGCTCCTCTTGTATTTGATACAGACCAGAACGGCGTGGTATCGGCAAGTGTCAGCAAGACTGCCACAATACAAGTGATGCGTTCCGGTAAGAACATCACATCGGAGGTGAGAAATCTTTTCCCAAGCAACAGCAACATAGGATGCGGAAAACCGACGCTGACAAAGCAGGAGGACGGCATAGGCGTGACGATATCGGGGGCTTCGATAAACAAAGACAGCACGCTCGGTGTGAGTGTGACGAGCGGATACGTTATCGTGTATATGACTATCGGAGGTACGCTGTACTCTCAGCAGATACCCTTTATGGTGAACGTGGCGAAGTTTACGGGCGCTATATCGGCTGACAACAAGAAGCTGCGGACGGACTATACGGAGCTGACGAACCGTGTTGGCACTGTGGAGACGGACGTAAACGGCATCCCCATCAAGACGCAGGGAGAGCTGACGAAATACACCTCGACCATTGAGCAGACGGCCCGTGAAATATCGCTGAAGGTGAGCACTGCCGTCTTCGAGCGACGCAACCTCCTCCCCGGTTCTGCCTTCCGCAAGCAGGGTGAGGGATGTGACTTTATGAGGTCGAAGATTGTGTGCAGTATGCCTTTTGACGGCACAAACATACTTTTGGCTGCGGAAGCGAAAGCGGCTGGTCCGCGATGGAACGGGGCTGGCAGCACGCGCAACATACATGTAACGAAAGGCAAAGAGTATACGCTGGCGTTCTGGGCGCGTGCAAAGTCGGTGGCAGTAAGAGTGCTGGGCGAAGTAAGGTGGAAAAAGTCTGCTACAGACACGAGTTATCCTGCGGGTTATGCAGGTCCTGCTGGCAGTGCAAACCTCGGTGTCGAAAGCGTATCGCCAGCAGAAGGCTGGCATTTGTACCGCCGTACGTTCACCGTCGCCGCCGATGCCGCCTACGAGTGGATTGACGTGTGCTGCTTCAAGGCTGACAATACAACGGCTAATGAGCAGGTTTACTTCGCCCGTCCGATGCTTATAGAAGGAAGCGCTGAAGATTACGTCTGCTGGGGCCTGTCGCCTAATGATTATAACTATATAGGCGGCAACCTACTTGACAACACCCGCACGTTTGCCAAAGGCGGCAATCTGACACGAATGGATGCTTCGGTGGTAACTAACGAGTCGTACAACAACGGATGCTCGGTAATATATGCCAACGCTGCGTCCAAGTTCATAGAGATGGTGCAGTGGAGTGTTGCTCCTTTTATCAAGAAAGGCGAGGACTATATGTTTTCGTTCGTAGCGAAGGGTAGCGGTACTCTCAGTGTGTTCATGTGGAATGGCTCTAATCTAAGCATATTCGCCGAGGACAGCGAACACAGTACGACGTCGAGCAACGCGGACGGAGAGCGCAGCCTGCCCCTCACGGACGAGTGGAAGCGCTATTGGGTGCACTGGAGGTCTGAGGGCACGGGATTACCTAACTACGCTCTTATACGCTGCGTGCAAGGCAGCAAGGCGTGGGTGACAATGCCGAAGTTAGAGGTCGGAGCAACTCCTACCGACTGGACGGATTCGGAGAGCGGATACGTGGAAAACAGCGACACGGTGGCCAAGATACTGCGGACAGGCATAGACATCGAGAACGGCAAGATAACACTCGATGCCAAGAACACGATAGTAACGGGTAATCTCTCGCTGTACGGCACGCTGCGACGGAAGGTGACAAATATCACAAAGGAAAACATCGGACTATACGTCAAAGAAAGTCCATTGGGATATGAGCTATCCGATCGCTTTTGGGAAGAAGGCAGAGGCTGGGTAAATTTCACTCAGGGATGCTTGGATAACTACGACCTCGGCGGTAATTCTTTTTCTATTATGGCACCATCTATCTTCGAAGGCATGACTGATACCGAGAAAGACTTTGTAAGAAGTCTCGTAGGATGCCAGATAAGCCTATATAACAACAGCGGAAAGATGATGGCAATAACAGGAGACTGTTATAGAGGCCCTCTCGGAGAAATTCCGTCAAACTTTAATTCTTTTGGATTGCCGTCGGGCCACTTCTTGCATCTGATTTGCACGTTAGGCAGTTATCAGATGAGCGGCGAGGAAGCCGTGGCGTGGCAACTTAACGGCGGACGAACATTGTAATGCAAGGGCAGGCAGGAAGGATTGAGAGGCTGGCAAATAATAAATACTAATTAAATAAAATAAAAGACGGATGAAGAACATTGTACGAGGAAATGACTTTACGCTGCGCATTCCCGTCAGGAAGATGGTGAACGGGGAGAGCTTTGCCTTTCCGCTGCCGGGCTGTACGGACGTGGCGGTGAACGTCGTAAACAGCTATCGTCGCGTATCACTGTCATACACCATCGACGTGAAGGAGGACAATGTGCTGAACGCACGTGTGGAGGGCGACCAGCTTGCCTGTGGCGTGTATGCCTTGGAGGTGAAGGGAAAGCTGTTCGGCAACGACTGGCGCTCTAACGAATACGAGCAGTTCGGCATCGTGGACAACAACGCTGCGGGCGGCACGGTATTCGAACCGCAGGAGGGTGAGGACTCGGTGGAGATGGACACGGCCATGGTGGTGCTGGCTCCTGAAGCAGACCTCTCCTGGCTGATAAGCGACGTGGGAGAGACGCTGAAACGTGCTGAGGCTACCATCACGGACGTGGAGAAGCGCACGGACGCGGCGTTAGGCAATGTGGCTACTGCCGTAGGCAATGCGGACAAAGCCGCCGAGAACGCAAAAGCGCAAGCGGAAAGGGCGAAGGCACAGGCTGATCATCCTAACATCATCGGCGAGGACGGCTACTGGATGAAATGGAACGAGGAGACAAACGAGTATGTGCGTACCGACATCTACAGCCGAGGAACCATCGACTACCCTACGTTTGACGTGAACGAGGATGCGGAGCTGGAGGTTACTATCACTGACGGGTCGGACAAGCGTTTTGAACTCAACGATGAAGGGGAGCTTCTGATAAACCTGAACAACAACATTTAAAAAAAACAAGAGCATTATGAACGAAAAAGTAAATTTAGGAAGGGTAGGCTTCGTGCCGAGGGGTGCTTACAACCCTGATACCACCTATAAGAGGCTGGCTGTCGTAACCTACAAGAATTGCACCTATGCAAGCCGGAAGGATGGCAATGTAGGACATGAGCCTGTAGGTGATGACGAATGGTGGCAGCGCATCGTGGACGGACAGACTGCCTACGACGGAGCGGTAAAGGCTGACAAGGCGGCTGACAGAGCCAATGCCAGTGCAGATGAAGCAGACCGCATCAACAATGAGGTGCAGACAGCCGAGGATGTCCGTATCAAGGCAGAAGACGTGCGTACTGAGAACGAAAAGACACGTGTCAGCAACGAAAGCAGACGCATCGAAGCCGAGATCGTACGCATGGAATCTGAAACGACCCGTTCGGACAATGAGCGCCAGCGCAGTCTGAACGAGAAGCAGAGGGTAAGCGACGAGGAGTCGAGAAAGACAGCCGAGAGCACCCGCAACACCAATGAGGCTGACAGGGTGAGAAATGAGGACAGAAGGACGGAAGCAGAGAATGTCCGCGTCTTGCATGAGACAGTGAGAGTGGGTGCAGAGAACGACCGTATCGCAGCCGAGACTTTGCGTTTGTCTGCCGAGGACGGACGCAAAGTCGCTGAGATAAAACGTGAACAGGCAGCTACAGAGAACAAGGCGGCGACGGACAAGGCTGTAAAAGATTGCCAGCAGGCTGTGAAGGACGCACAGGTAAGCGTGAGATATGAAGCTGATACTTACTCAATCGTGATAACAACCGGAAAGGAGGAGTAAGGGCTTATGGCAGACAACAACATGATAAACGTAGTGGCGCTGACGGAGGCTGCCGAGCTGAAGGACGGTGACACGCTGCTGCTTATCCGTGATGACGGGAAAGGAGGCAAGACGTGCTTCCGCATCGAGGGACGGTCGTTCCGTGGCAAGAGCGCCTATGAGGTGGCGAAGGAAAACGGCTATGAGGGTACGGAGGAAGACTGGAAGAATCAGACCAAGAAAGTGGCTGACTTTGACGTGAGCTTTGACCCTATGGACGGATGTCTGGTGATAACTAAATGAAAAAAAGCAACAATAAAAAAAACAAAACAGATTATGGCAAAGACAGAAACAAGGGTGAAGGTGGTCTTCACCAAGGCCGGCGAGGCGTACAGCGCTACGCAAGCTTACCGTCTGCATGACTACATCGTGCTGGGCGGCGTGACCATCTACGCTTGCAAGAAGGTGGACCCGGCAACGATGACGTGCGTGGGCCATCCGCTGACGGACACGGCATATTGGGACAAGTTCATGGACATTGCTGACTTTAAGGCGGCTGCTGAAAAAGCTACGGCTTCCGCTAACGCTGCTGCAAAGAGCGCTACGGACGCGGCAGGAGCGGCGAATACGGCGAAGACGAATGCGGACACGGCTATGGAGGCTGCGAACGCTGCCGCATCCGCCGCTAATACGGCGAAGACGAATGCGGACACGGCTACGGGTAAGGCAAACACCGCTGCTGCGGGAGCAGAGAAGGTAAACGCAACTATCACAGCCGACAACGTGCTGAAGGTGACGGACAGAACAGGTGCGGAGACATCGCTGTCGCTTGCCGAGAACGCCGCGACTGTGAAGAAGCTGACGGAGCTGGAAGAAACTGACGCTACACACGCAGCACGCCTCTCTTCCCTGGAACAGGCAGTGGGCGATATGGGAGGAACGGTGGACAGCTACTACATAGGCAGTCAGGACACAACAAAGGCTTCTCCCGACATCATCGAGGCGAGTACCAACACTGGCAAGCAGATGTTCCAAGACATGTATCGCCCCTTCCTCATCAATCACGATGAAGCTAAGGAAGGCGTGGAGGTGATGCCCGCCGACGAGCTGAAGCGCAACAACTGGCTGCGCTTCGCAGACAACAGCTTCGCTCCCGCCGTCGGCATCACTGAGGAGATGAAGGCAGAGTGCGACGTGGAGCTTTATCTCGATGCCGAGCATACTCAGAAGTATTGCGATGCCGGCGCATTTGACGCTGAACGCTTCTACAACCAGTACGGCATGACGCAGAAACTATATAATGCGGAAGGCAATGCGGTGCGCATCCTGCGTCCTTGGGAGACGACATCCAAACAGTACAGCATCAAGGTGGGTGACCCTGCGGTGAACTATCTCCTCGACGACTATCCCGCATCGGAACCAGACATACTCTACCGCGGCATCCTCAAGAGCTACCGCGAATATAAGGGTATGAAGCCTCGCAAGCTCGATCCTACGCTCATATCTCCCTGCTGCGATACAAGTATCAAGGATACGGACGGCAAGGTGAAGTTTCGTTCGTTCTTCTATCTGTATAATGCAGGAGACGACAAGACAAAAGGTAGCATGGGAGCGAATGGAGGTTCTATGTTTGCAGAGAACGGCGCTTATCCCCGCGTGACTGACGTACAGCAGCTAACGAGTATGGATTATGCAAGAAACAACAACTTCGACAAGACGAAGACATATCCGTTTGCGGAGGCTGGGTATCACGCCTATAACACCTTCGTCTGCGCTCACGAACTGCTTTACGGTACGAACTATATCAATGAGCCTGACAATCTCTTTTCGTCCGGCACGTCCTCTTCAGACCGGTGTGACAACGAGGCAACGTGGGCCAAATATGGTGGCGTGCGTATCAAGACGGGCGACGGGGAATGGAAATATCTCAATTGGAGCACTACTCCTAACTGGATATACAAGGACGCGAACGGCGCAACTATTGGCAGTCACATGTCCGCATGGCTTAACAAGGAAGCTCCGAAATGGCGTGCCAACGAGGCGCAGATGGCTCTTTCGCTCGCGGCAGAGACTGGCATAGCCGAGAACACCGAATTTGAATTCTACGGGAAGACATATTGGTATGTCACACCTCCTAAGGCAAAGGGGCTTGTTGACGGATATATGAACGCCCGTGTATATTGCAAGATGATCTCCGAGTGGCAGGGCTATGACGCTGTTGGCAATCCCCAAACCTACACAATCGAGGCAGTCCTGAGACAGGGCGTTATGGACGGAGTGAGCACGGCGGGCGACATCTTCCATTATCGCGGAGGCGGCTATGAGATGGTGGCGACAAACCATTGTACCGAAACCAACGGACAGAACGGCGTGAACGACATGGACGTTTATCTGATGACCGATCAGCGCCAGTGGCACAGCGACAAGACGTATCAGAAACCTAACTTGGGGGCATTCGTTTTTGAGAACGCTTACGACCATGTAGTTCACATTGAAAAGATAACGTCTGGGTATATGAAGCAACGCTATGCTCCTTCCTGCGTTATCAAGACAGGCGGCGTAGGCCGCACAACTGGTGTTTGTGCGTACAGCGAGAACAGCAACTGGTACTCAAGCCAGCCGGACCTCCGCGTCCGTGCAGCCGTGCGCTTCGGCGGCAATGCCCTTTACGGCACTTGCGCTGCGCGTTCTGTGTCTGCGACTACTGCGTGCCCGCTTGCGCATTGGTCTCATGGCGGTTCGGCTCAATGCCTTTTCAGCAAGCGCAGATAGGCGCAGCCCCGCTGCAAGCGGAAAAAGACGGCGCAACCGTCTGTACAAGCAGCGGACAAGCGGCAAGACATATCTCCCCGCCGTCCCGTCAAGGGATGGCGGGCGAACAATAAAAATGAAAATCCTCGCGCCTTGTGACAAGACAAGCATCGGGACTTGTCCCCTGAAATACGAGAGTGAGGTTGCAAGAATGTTAAAGACACCAGCCGTGCGCTTCGGCGGCAATGCCAATAACGGCAATTGCGCTGCGCGTTATGTGAATGCGAATAATGCGTGCACGAATGCGAATTGGTATAATGGCGGTTCGGCTCAAGCCCAAGAAAAGGATTAATCTTAATGTACATATATAAAATATAAACCGAATATGTGTCTTTATCATGCCCCGGAGTGGCGAATTAACACACAAGACGAAGCGGCATTGTCCGTTGTCAGTTGTACGGCAGCGGAAGGTGACGTGGAGCAGTGGCGCAGAGTGTCACTGCTGGCTCAAAAGGCTTGAAAACAACAACAAACATGACATATAAAGAAAAAGATGTTACGTGGCAAGAGGTGGAACAGGCGGCACATGATGCCGTAAGAGGCCACCTCAATAAGGCGACTGTGACGGAGTTCTGCCGAGACTGGGAGGAGAACGTCGCTCTCGTCCTCGCCATGATTCAAGATGACACATACGTTGAGCATATATCGTACCGCCAACTTGTGAAGAGGAACAAGAACGGCAAGGTGCGGCATATAGACTCTCCTACTCTCGTGACTCGCATACTTCAGTATGTGTTTATAAACAGGGCGAATACACTCTATGAAGCCCTTGACAACAAGGCTGCTCTGAACTGCAAGACGGGGTGTGGCCTGAACTCGAAAACACTGCGCCTCTCGGTGTGCCATCGCGTAAAACATCTTTTCTACGACCAGAGGGACGTGAATTACATCGCCCTCGCTGACCAGCGTCACTGCTACGAACACGTCAGGACAAAGACGTTCCGCAGGGCAATTAAGGAGATGGGCGTGAGAGGGTGGCTCGTCGATTATGCCTGCAATGTGACGATGGTGGACGGCAGACTTCCCATCGGCACTCCGGTAAGCCCGCTTGCACACCACATCATCATGCTCGGCTTCGACCTTGCGATGTCGGCCAGCTATCCGTTCTACGTGCGCTATGCAGACAACATCCTCATAGGCACGAACAGCAAGCAGGAGGCTCACGCAGCATTGTGGAGGGTGAAGCAGAGATGGTGGTACGGCATGGGCATAAGGGCGAACCGCTGGGACAGCCGTGTACTGCCGATACGCGGTGAGGCAGTGGACTTCTGCGGTACGGTGTATCATCGCACGGAAGGCAAGAGCCATGCCGACCACGGTAAGGGCTTTGCCACCGTCCGCAAGAGTACGGCAGAGTCTGCCAAGGCAGCGACTCCACAGAACTGGCCATGCTACTTCGGACAGCTTAAGGGAGCAGACACGTTTAACTTGATAAACTCAATACAGGAGAAAAACATGAAATTATCAGATTTGACGAGCAAGGTGCGCATCGACAGAAAGATGGATGCGAAACAGGTATTCCCGAAGGACATGGTGGGCGTGGTGATGGACGTTCTGGACTACGAGATACGCCAGAACACACGTGGGGAGAACAACTGGATAAAACTGCTGATGTGTATGGACGAGATCGGCCAGGACGGAATGCCGACCGGCAAGAAGGTGGTGCGTGAGATGCACGGCGACCTTTCCGGACTGTACCGGTATCTGAGTCTGTGCGAGAAGGCATTCGGCGGCAAGCGTGCGATACTGCCTATCGAGGAGGCGGAGATAGAGAATTCCTGCGGCTACATCTTCAAGGGATCGACTAACATGATGATGTATCTTGAGGACTACGTGGCGCAGATGGAAGCGTCCGAGGGTGTAATGCACGTAGCGCAGCCTGTCGTTCCGGCAGCGACTGCATAAGGATAACCATTAAAAAAAATGATATGATAGCAAAAAATTACATTGAGCTGCCTACCGAAGGTTTAGTACGTGGCAGCATGCTCGACGAGGGCAATGCGGTGACAGTGTATCTTGACATCCGTGATGAGGAGCGTCCTTCGATGTCGGGAAATCCGGAGTCGGGCGTATCGGAGACAGAGAGAGTGAAGGTGGGCTATGCGGTGCGCTGCCTGAAGCCGTTCAGCGAGGAACGTGCCGTTAACGCAGCGGTGCAGACGGCATTCGGTCTGCGTGACGAAGCGGATCTCTCACGCTTCAATGCTGACATGGCGATGAAGATGGCTGACGGCAGCGGTGACGAGACAGTGACGGACTACAAGCAGTTCGTGACGTGGGTGCGCCTGGAGCTTGCAAAGGCGACTGGCAGCATGAATGCGCTTGAGGCGGCGAAAGCGCAGATGCTGATGGAGATAGAGGCTTACGACACCTCGTCGGCTGTGAACGGCTTTATGCTGAACGGAGAGAGGGTGTGGCTGGACAAGGCTACGCGTGTGGGTCTGATGAACTCGACGAACATAGCAAAGGCTATGGGCGAGACGACCACAACGCTCTGGCTGGGCGGCACCCAGATGACGGTGAGCTGCGACAAGGCGATACAACTGCTGTCGGCTCTGGAAATGTATGCCCTGCAATGCTATAACGTGACGGCTCAGCACAAGGCTGCTTTGGAGGAGTTTTCCTCCATTGAGGAGGTGCTGAAGTACGACTTCAAGACAGGTTACCCTGAACAGCTAAAGATGGAGGTGTAGGCGTATGGCAGTGGCATTGATAATGTACATGCTCTTCATTGTGACGGCAATGTATTATGCGGTGGCGAAGGGCAGACCTACGATGGTGAGTGAGATTTATTACGGGATGGGGCGTAACTGGCTGATGCCTCTCCTGCTTGTGGCGATGGCTTTCACGTTTCTCCCTACGATGCTTGATATGGGAGACTTCGATGCGGCGGCTTTTCTGACGTGTGCGGGTCTGGCTTTCGTGGGCACTGCTCCTGCCTACCTTGAGGAGGGGGACAGAGCTGTGCATAAGACGGGGGCTATCGTCTCGGCTTTGGCGAGCGTGATGTGGGGACTGGCGACAATGCCCGCCGTGGTGGCTGTGTACGGTGTGGCTGCTGTGGTGGCTGCTGTGACTGACCGTCGCTGCTGGCTGTTCTGGTGCGAGCTGTGCGCGATAAGCTGTGTGGCGGCGATAATAGCCCTTAAACGTATAACGGGCCTCACTGAGCCTGTCTAAGCCTCTTTGAGGGGCTGCTTAATGGGCGCAAATAATAGATAATAACAGACAAATAATAAATAAGAAGATGACACCTAAGGAATTTTGTAAATGGATGGCTCCTGCGGCTTATAATGCGGACATTTCGCCCGTGTTTATCATTGCTCAGGCGGCACTGGAGAGCGGATGGGGCAAGAGCGCTATCGGCAAGTATAACGTGTTCGGTATAACGAGAGGTGGATGGCCTGTGGAGAAATGCCTGCTTGTCACAACGCATGAGTATTTCAGGACTAAGACGGTGAGGTTCACGGCGCCGGAGAAGGTGGTGAAGATTGAGTATGTGGCTGGCAAGGGTCTGTATAAGTATACTTGCAAGCGACTGTTCAGAAACTATGCTACTTTAGGCGAGGCGCTGAGAGACCATGCGGCTGTGCTGAAGAAATCGTGGCCTGAGGCTTGGGCGTATCGTATGAGTCCTGAGAACTACGTGAAGAAGATACAGGAGGGGCGGAAGAAGTATGCGACGGCTCCGAACTACGTGGAGACTATGGTGAAGATGTTCGGGACAGTGAGAAAAGCGATGAAGGAGGCTGGACTGAGCTGCTGAGTTTCTTGGCTTTTAGGAAGGATTATTCTTTTGTTTGGGATTTTTGTTAATGTAAAAAAGATTGATTGGATGGTTAATAACTTGACTACAAGTACGGGTAAGGCCGTCGTTTTGGGGACAATGGGAGGGGAGGCGCTGTCTGCGCTCTTCGATTTGAGATGGATGTTGGTGCTGATAGTGGTGCTGATAGTGGCGGACTTCTGGTTCGGCGTGAGCGAGAGTCTGCATAAACATGAGCATTTCCGCTTTTCGAGAGCGGGCAGAAGAACATGCAACAAGGCGGTGGACTATATCACCTACCTTATATTAGGTTCGGTGCTCGGTCTTGCTATCTTCGAGCCGTTGGGATGGACGAATCATGTGGTGACGGCGGCGGTAGGACTTGGCTTTGGGTGTGTATGGGAGGTGGACTCGATCGTCGGGCATGTGTGTGAGCTGCACGGCGTGAAGAACAGATTCTCCATAAAGCGCTTCATTGTAGCGCTGATGAAGAAGAAAGACGAGGACATCGGCGAGGCTGTGGAGGAGGCGATGAAAAAAGAGTGAAGAAGGATGAAGTTTCTAAGGAGAAACGGTTATGATGGACGAATTATATAGTAAATTTGTAGGAGCACTGTGGGGGATGCTGCTCTGCATGATGGTCAGTATGCTGACCGGCTGCGGCGCGAAGAAGCCTGCGGTACTGACAAGAACGGACAGCATGAGAGTGACGAAGGTGGCGAAGGACACTGTGTACTGGGACCGCATAGTGCTGAGATACGTGGAGAGGGCGAAGACGGACAAGACGTGGAGCAGAGACTCGACGGCTACGACCGTGGACGGAGAGGGAAACGTGAAGAAGACGGAGGCTTGGCACTGGAGGGACAGATACGTGGAGAACTCGCTGAACACGCTAATGAAGGACAGCTTAGAGGCGTACAAGGCGAAAGTGGACTCGCTGGCGAGCATAGGCAGAAGTCGCAACGACGTGCCTGTGCCGACGGTGAGAAAGCTAAGCTGGTGGGAAAGGAACATCGAGAAGCCCATCGCGTCCTGCGTCGCTGTCATAATAACAGGCGCTGTGCTTCTGCTGATTCTCAGATATGCGAGAGTAAGGCTGAAGAGCGGCGTGAAGAAGGAATAAAAGAAGGAAATAAATATGATTGATGGCTTTAGTTATTAGTTTTTTAATTTAAGGTTTATAGATTTGTTTCAGGTGAGCCTTGCCCGTCCGTAGAGGATAGGCAAGGTTTTAATAAAACATAAATAATCATAAACCAATGTCTTGCTCTCGAAAATAATTACTAACTTGCAGCACTAAACTAAAGAAGCTGAAAATATTATTACGTTAAACTTAATTTATTTATTATGAACGAGGAAGATAAAAAACGTTTCCTTGCTCTTGTGAAAGGTAAGGACATAGCGGAGATTATGTCTTTGTTAGCAGAATCCGGTAATCAGTATTCACGCAGAATACTTAGGTTTTTTCGATGGTTCTGCAAGTGGACTCCGTTCTTCATAATGCTGACGCACATGTACGGAATATTCGACTTTAGCCGTAATCCCAAAGAAATGTTTGTGGTGCATAAGGCAAACTGGGCGTGCTACACGTTCATTTACATCATGATGTATGTGCTGCCGATGGTTCTTATCCTTGCATCACGTTTCTTCTGGCTGTGCTGGAAGTATCGCATACCGTTCTTCTACTTCTTTGCCATCAACTCAATCCACCTCGTATACTGGAGTTGGTATACGACAAACGAGATGGTCATGGCGCATTTTGCTATTATGGCCTTCACTCTATTGTTGTATGTGTATGGGGCTGTTGATTGGTTTTGTAGCAAATCACGGCTTGGCAAGAGAATGTTCAGCTAAGAACACACGTCTATGAGAAAGATATTTGGCTATAAAATGCTTGGCACGCTGTTGCAGTCGCTTGCTAATTCCTGCTTCAGAGCTGACGAGCAACAGCGCAATGGCGAGAAGGTAACAGCCTGCGGAATGAGCGATGAAGACATCGAAACGCTCTGTCAGGACATACTCCCGAATATGCTTAACCCGATGATGAGCGCAGAGGAAGTAAAGGACAGGCTTAATGTCAGTGACGCGACACTCAACAGAATGGTCAAGCGTGGGGACATACCGAACGGAGAATGCAAGAAGCGCGGACACACACGATACTGGAAGAAGTGGGATATCCTGTGGTTCATAAGAAAGAAGAGAAGCAAGTGATAGTACCGACTATCACTTTAAACATCTGACTATCAGTATGATACAAAATCTTTGAGCGTGTTATGGCTTTATTGGTCGTAACACGCTAATTTTGTGCCTGTAACGTTACAAAAGAGTTAGTAAACCTATTAAGTAAAACAGAAAAAATATTGTTATTATGGAGAGTAAAACTTATGTGTTCGGTGAGAATGGTACTGGCACTGGTGGTGGTCTCAATAGCATACTGGCTATGCTTCCGGCACTCATGCAAAAGCAGGGCATAGACCCAAGTTTGTTTGCCCTCTGCAATGGTAAGAGCAATGGCAACGGTTGGGGAGACAATTTGTTCGCCATCCTGCTTCTCTTTATCATCATGGGTAGAGGCAACTTCTTCGGAAACGGTTTTGGAGGCGGCATGATGCCTAACGGACAGGGCGGTGTTGTTCCTATGCTCAACAATGACGCTAACACAGCTGTTATCATGCAAGCTGTTCAGCGCAATGGTTATGATGTTCAGAGTTTGGCTACAGCCCTCAACACTTCGAGCGACGCTGTTATGGCTGCTATTAACAGCTTGGGTCAGCAAGTATGCAACATCGGCAGTCAGATGGGCATGAACACCAACCAGATTATCACGGCTCTGATGCAGGGCAATAACGCTATCGCTACACAGTTGGCAGAATGCTGCTGCAAGACAAACAACGCCATCACCGCTATGGACGGTAATGTAAAGTTAGCGATGTGTCAGCAGACAGGTGCTTTGACAAACGCCATCAACAACGTGGCAGTCGGTCAGGAGCGTGGTTTTTCTAATGTTGCCTATGAGACACAGCGTCAGACTTGCGACTTGCACAACGCTATCAAGGACAGTACTCAGACCATCGTAAACGGTCAGAAGCAAGCTGAGATGCGTGAGATGCAGAACAAGATCGATGCCCTGCGTGAGGAGAACAGTACCTTCAAGTCTTCTGCTATGACTTCGCAGATTGTAGGTCAAGCAATAGCGCCTATCAATGCGGTATTGGCAGGATTGCAGACCGAGGTAGCTGGTATCAAGTGCAAATTGCCCGAAACGGCAACAGTAGCATACAGTCCGTTTACCGCTGTCCCAAACTGCGTAGCAGCACAATACGGACTTTACGGAGTCAACGGAGCTAACGGCTTTTGGGGCTAACCATCTAACTGGAGGAACGACTATGATTTGGGGCTATCCTTTTTCATGGGTCAACAGAAGAGGGTCGGCAGCTATCGGTTCTACTGGTGTGTCGGTAGACGCAAACGGTGTGGTATTCTCATTCAGGAACCATGCCTTCTTGAATGCCAACTACAGAGGAACGATATTCGTTAATCTGCAACAGGCAATACCGACGGGCACAACGACCACGCTGCCGATACTCTTTGAGACCAACGGCGCAACCCAGGCTGTCACCAAGTTCGGAGGTGCGGCACTGACCGTTGCTGATTTAGCCGGAACTGGTGTATATCAGTTGTGGTTCGAGAGAGACACTAACACCCTTCAACTCATGACGGGTATTGTATAACAAGTTAAAATTCGACTTCTATGTTTCAAGGACTTCGACAAAACAGCATATTTTATGTGCTTGACAAGTCGGGAGAACCGACACTAAAAATAGGACAAGTGGTAAGTGTAAGCAACCCACAGCCTAAATTCCCTTCGTATCAGCCGGGGCAGTTTAATCCGCAACCTATGGAAACTACGGTTGACGTAAAGGTTAAAATGCAAGACGGAGAGGCTGAGTTTAAACAGCTCCCTTCGAATGGACAGATTGCTAACTCTGGCAATCTTGTAGTAGCAGACAGCCGTGATGCTATGATAGCAGAGGTTGAAGCGATGCTCAGACACTCGAAAGAGGTACTTGACAGTAAGGACTATCACGAAAAAGTAGTTAAGAACTGTGAGCAGATAATGGGTGTCCTCAATCCGCAAATAGCAAAAGAGAAAGCTCAGGAACAAAGAATAGGTAACCTTGAGGCAGACATGAGTGGAATGAAAGGCACATTGTCTAATATAGAGTCTATGCTGCAAAGAGCCTTGAACAAGAAGTCGAACGGTAACACTTAAAAAATGTGCATTATGTATATGATTGAGATTACAGAAAACAAGTTCGATGAGCTTGTGGAGAATGCCGAGAAGATGCTTAAATACGGTGGGAAAGTCATGTCGTGCCTTGAAGACATGAGACGTGGCGAAGGTCGTATGGGTGAGCGTTCTCCCATGTCAGATTATCGTGACATGGGACGTGACGAGCGCAGACGCTATGAGCGTGGCATGGACTACGACGATGAAGGACGTTACGGAGAACGTTATGGTGGCGGATATCATGGGGGTGGCAGACGCTACTAAGTAATAACCGACAGGTAGGGAATACTGTTTCCTTACCTGTCTTAACAAAGAAAGACTATGGGAAAATGTAGAATGCCTTTAGATGTGTATGATTTGAAGCCAGAAGGAATGATAGCTTATCTCAGATATAACGGCTATCACTTCAATAAGAAAATGTGTGAATGGGCTGTTAGTCATATGCGCAAGGTTAACAAGGCAAGCGGCAAAGAAGAACCGATAGAGCCTATAAACAAGGACAAGGTCGAGGAGTTAATGCAGTCTAACAATCTAACACTTGAAAACCTTGTCGGCTACGACCATGTATACGTGGCTAATATGTGTAAGGCTGACTTTTGGGGTAAGTCTATAAAGGACGAAGAGAGTTTAGCGCATTATATAAAAGACACGGTTGACGATGTAGATCAGAAGGATGGTTTTATATTTAACCGCTTCTATGCTGACTGTTGCCACAATGGTATGCCTATTCCTTGGGAAGATTTGCTATGATAAAGCGCGAGATTCACTTGGAACAGTACAGATGGAGTGTTATGTGCTTCATCGGGTATACAGCCGATGATACTGATGAAATATGTCATGCGTTAGAGGTTATAGGCTGCAACGGGCATGCTCTTGAATCGGCAAGCAAACATCTATCATTGGCGAGTGAAGAGCGAGGACTAACCTACTCCAACGTAGGAACAAGAGAAAGTGTTGTCGCAGTTGGCGCATCTGACAACAAAGGAAACTTAGTGAACACCATAGGACATGAGCTTCTGCATGTAGTTGCGCACATCTGCGACCATGAGGAAATAGAAATGCAAAGTGAAGAGCCGTGTTACATAATGGGCGAGCTTTGCGAACAATTATTCAATTCCATAAAATAAAAAGATACAACAATTTAAACCTATTGCATTATGACAAACTTATTTGATGATGTTTATGCTTGCAAGAACGAACAGGCAAAGAATAATGCTATTGCAGCAATCGCAACCGTGCTCAACAAGTGTTTGAGCATTGACGAAAAGACAGCCTTAAAGGCTTCTATCCGCGAGGCTATCATGGGCAATCATTTTGATGCAAGCAGCGCAAAGGAGAGTATATCTCGTATGTATTACGCCACAACTGACGGATGCACCATTCACGCACCATTCGTGTCAGAACGCGAGTGCGTTGAGTTGTACGAGGAATGCAAGGCGCAAATCAAGGGCTACAACTTGTACGACTTTGCAGTTGTGCTCAACAATATCATTGCCGATTACCACAACTTACTTTACTCCTGGTGGCCGAACGAAGATTGGTGCGTGATGCTGATAAAGTTCAGCGAGCTTGCCGTCAACTGGCTCAATGACGACGACACGCCATTCAAAGACGAGAAGGCTTGGAAGGTATTAGGTGATAAATAAGAAGGCGCGTTACACATTCGTAACGCAACAAAAGCAAAGAGGAGGTTAATGTAAACTAACCTCCTCGTTCTTTGTGATGTGCTTATTTACGAGTCGTAAATGGCTCTGCGTCCGTCTTTTTTCTGTAGTTCATATTATTTTAATTTAAATGTTTATAAAATCGAATTTCAAGCCCCTTATGGCGCAATAAACAGGCTTGCCGACCTGTTGTGCCACTGCCTTGCGAAAAGCCTCACTGTTGCCGTTGTTTGCCGATATATGAATAAGTACCACGGCCTTTGTCTTACTTGTATTGCAAGCCTTTAAACAGCCAATGCACCTCTCAAGGCTCATGTGCGTAGCCTTGGCGCGTATGCCGACCTTTCGGGGAATAATGCCGTTCTTTATGCTGTTGTCTACCAGTTCGTCGGTATGGTTGCACTCAATGAAAATGTAGTCCAAAGGAAAATCGAACTTGTATTTTACGTGGTGCGTGTCCGTCAAAAACAGTATCGTTCCGATTTCATTATGATAGATTATAAAACCACACGGCTCTTTGGTGTCATGCTCCGTATCAAAAGCTTTTACAACAAAATTGCCGACTTTAAATTCACGAAGCAAAGGTATTGCGCAATAATGAAACGTGTTAGGTCTAATGTTGCATTCTTCTAATGTTCCTTTGGTTGCGTATACATTAAAGGCTTTTGCATATTGATGCATAAACCCAGCATGGTCGCCATGACTATGTGTTACAAGACAACCGCTGACTTTGCCGACATTACCGCTGAGTGCTTCAACGGCATATTTGTAGTTTACGCCACATTCTATTATCAACGCTTCAGTTTCATTCTGTATTACATATCCATTGCCTGAGCTGCCAGAACCAAGTACTGTTATTGTCATATTGCTTTATACATTATTATATAATAGAGGAGCAGGAAACATTCCCACTCCTCCATCTTTGTTGTTGTTGAAGATTTGAAGCTTTATCACTACTTGAATAGATTCGGCATTTCTTGTTTGCCCATAGGTTGAGGTTTGTTTGCGGATGCACTTGCATTTGTTGGCTGTTCAGCTCCTGCGGTATTGTTGTCTGAAGTTGCTGTTTTGCCTACTGTGTTCATGTCCATAGCCTGAGAATTTGCCTCCTTTAGCTCTTTCTCTTGTGCCTGAGCAAGCTTTTCTTCTGCGGAAAGCTGGTCAACAGCTGTATTGACAACAGGAATTTCCTCGTAATCAACATCTTCTGCCTCGTCTCTTGTCTGAAAACCCATCATGATACCAGGTTCAGTAGTTCTGATAAGCCATGAAGCAGAACGATAACGAAGCATCAATTCTGGGATGTTTCTCCATTTTGGATTGCGGGCATACCAACCTTCATCCTTTGCCATTTGAATTGTTACGACAGGACCTTTTTTCATTTCTCCTGTCTTTAATTCGATAGCGTATGCATACATACCCCAATCGTCTTTACCTTTTTCGCCAACTTCTGAATAACTAAGCGTAGAATATTTTCCTGTTGCATTAAAGCAAGCGATGGCAAACTTTGCTTCAAAGGTCGGCGTACCATTCACGGCTACGAGGTTTTGTAGAACCATTAAAGGATCGGCATTCATACGAATAGCCATATTAAGACCTATCATACAATTTCCAATATTACCTTTGTAGGCATCTGGAACAAATGAAGATGAAGCAAACACTTTTGCTATTCTCTGTCCTATTTCAAAACCTTCGATAGAACCGAAAATATTAATACTTTTTTGAGGCTGAATTACTGCCAAATCTTTTGTTTCTCCCATAATTTTAATTTTTTATATAAAACCCTTTCGTTTTTATTTACAAGTTGTTATACATTTTCTATTTTAAATGGTTCTCCATACTTACATTGTAGGTAGATAACCTGTTGCACTGATGGCAGCGCATTTTCCACTGACTCCTTGCGGTCAACAAACAGAGGTACATATATGTCCTTTGCCGTGCTTATACCGTTGATTATGTCTATGCCCATGTTGATAACCGTACCATCGTTGGTATTGTTGTAATCAACACCATTGCGGTCAATAGCAGTGCATATCTCCTTTTCATCGTCGTTGGTTATGTTCTGTTCGTAAAACTTCCAACGTATGAGTGAGAAGTAAGAGTTGACCTTGCTTTCTACAATCGAGATTTTCGCTTTTTTGTACTCTTTTATTTGCCTAATAACCTCATTGCAATCTGCTACTATTTGTGCAAGTTCTCGTGAGCGCTTGTCAAGCTTTACTTTTTCGTCTTCGATACGTTTGTTTGTATCACGGCTCGACAAACGTTTTATAAGCTCGTCACGTTTGGCAGTAAGTTCTTTCTTCTTTTGTTTACTCTCTTCAACGGTTGCATCAACAACAGGTTTTGGTTCTGTTGCTTTGATTGCGTTTATTTCCTTTATAGTCTCGGCATATGCAGCTGATGTTTCCCACGTCTGTGTCTGCACTTCTGTACGTTTTCGCACTAAGGCGTTGTATGTTTCTTGTTTAGTGGCAACATCTTTCTTATCCGTGTTGGCTGTAACTTGCTCATATGTATTAATACAGCCTTTTATTACTGTTATTTGCCCATGCTTTTCAGTTGCCTTATTCTGTATTTCCATGAGCTTAGACGCCTTGTTAGTATTGTACTCACTCACAGCGTTAGCATATTCCTGCTCCTTCATTTCGTCCGTATAAGGACGACCACAAACGGGACAAATATCTGTTTGGGCGTAGCTAAATTCCTTTTCGTTAACATCTTTCCATTGTTGCATTAAATCGTTAAACTCATTGGTTAGCGATGCAAGTTTAGCCTTATTCTGGATAGTTGCATCAAGGTTTGTTTTCTGCGATGCTTTAGCGGTGCGCAAAGCCTCAGACGCTTCGCTTACTTGCTTGAATATACTATCAACCTCCGCAAAGTGTGCTTTTGTCCATGCTTTGTGAGCTGTCTGATTTTTAGTTTCCTGTTCAGCAATACGTTTTTTATATTCTTGCATTTCCAAGCTTTCGGTTACAACACCTTGCAAGTTTGCCTCAATATTGGCAATTTGTGCGTCAACTGCCACTTTTTCCGATTCAAGCATATCAAAATCTTCATTGACCTTTAAAGTGTCCTGTGCTTGTACTTTTGCCGGTATAAGCTGTAATTCATCATTAGCTTTCTTGCGTGTCGTTTTTTGCTGTGTGAGCATTTCTGCAATTTCTTTCTTTTCTGTATACACTCCTTTGTAGACTAAAGGATAGTCTTGCATTAGCTCTTCCTCGTTAATATCACAAGCCAATGACATGAGGATTTTTCTGCGCACATCGACTTTATATGTCCAAAACAGGCTTATATTTGATAACATAAACCAGTCCTCAAAGTTGCACATAGAATTTAGCTTTTCTTTAAACTGTGACACCGAATAAGGCACATCATCAACGAGACGTGATTGTGTCGTACCCATAAACTTCTCGTCTGCGGTGTCCTTGCCTTTCCAACGCTCAGTCAAGCGGCGCTCTATCTTTATATCTCGTTCGTCATTGTAATTTATGACAACTATCACAGATGTTTCGAGCTTGTGGATAATGTTGTTGTTACCATCCAATGTTTGTACTATAGTGTCCGGACGGCTTGTAACACCAAACAAACACCATAAATAAGCATCGTAAATTGTAGTTTTGCCCGTCTCGTTTCCTCCGCTTATTAATACATTATGAGCAAAACTAAGAGTCTTGTGCCGCTCCTTTTTGAAATTTTGAAGCGTTATTGATTTAATCTCAATTTTCATTGTTTATTTATTTTACGTTAAACTTGCGCTTTCGCGATTCTTTCAAATACTGTTGCATCGGTAAAGGTTGATTGTCAAGTTCATTTTCTTCACAATACTTTAACCAAGCATTTATACCTGTTTTCCCTTCTTTTATAAGCTTTTGTTCTTCTTGCAAACATTTATTATAATACTCATCTTCAATTTCTGCTCGCTTGTTAATAACCTCACCATCAAAAATGCGGACGGCTTGCATTATTACTTGCGGATTAAAAGATTTACCAACATAAAGCACCCCATATGCGCCTCCTATAAAAGACTCAAAAAAGAATGTAAGTTCGGTTGGTGTAAGATAAAAATATTTACTTCTTATTTGCCTCGCTATTATAACTACTTGCATTTTGCTTGCTACGTCATATGCGCCGCAGAACCTTAACACGTCAACAAGCTGTGTTCTTAGCCATAAATTTGTAACTTCGCTTTTGCTCTTCGCATCAATCGCACTTAAAGATAAGTTTTCAGCCATTATTGCATCCGTTAAAGAAGAAATGGCTTCTTTTCGTTGACTTATCAGCGGATATTTTTCGAGCATTCGCGTTAACAAATCATTCTGCGCTAAGGATGTCTGCTGTTTTTGTTGCAAATGCAATTGCTTGTTTTCGTTCTCCATAAGGATCTATTATTTCATCTTGCCAACAATGACCATTAAGATATGTAAAAGGGTCTTTTTGATATTGTTTATCTGACACCGATTGTACATAAGCAGGAGTAGCAGCAATGCAAGCTTGTCTGTCTTTTTTGGATAGACGTGCCCAACGTTTTGCACATTTATCTTTGCCGCGTTTCTTATTGTAAAGTTGCCACCAATACTCAAACTCTTCGTTTATTTCGGTTACTGATTGAGGCATAATTACCTCATAACCATGTTGTTGTAGCAAATATATTGCCTGTTGTATCTCCTTATCCATTGCTAACTGTTTTAAATATATTCACCTCCCCAAAAGCGCATTATCTCAGAGCCGAGAATAACACGTTGTCCGTTTGGGCGAATCATACATGATATAACCTTATTTTCCATATAGCGATACACTGTTGTTATGCTTACGCCAAGCTTAGTCGCTGCTTCTTTGACTGTATAGCGACCTTTAGGTGTGACATCAGGGGCATTATTAACCATTGTTTCTTTTTTTATTCCGCCGCAATATGCCATAAATCGCAGCTTCTGTTGTATACGCAAAATCGACCATTACCTTCCGCACGGCTTCCGATTTTTTAAATCCGTGCTCTGTGTAGTATGCGACTTTCTCGCAAACTGCTCGTTCTTTGTCTACTTGACTTAATATTACCATTTTTTAACTTTCATTTTATATATAAATTAATATATTATTAATACCTTTGTATCGTGATTAGCGTTATGCTATTTTCACAACGCAAAATTAATAAATAATTCTTAGTTATCCTAAGAAACTATTATTTTTTATATTATTTTAAACCTTTTATATGAGTACATTAGTAGAAAGAGCTAAAGAAGCAGCACGTTACTATCATATGTCACTTGTAAAGTGGCAAGAGTCAATGGGCTTAAGCAATGCACATTTTTATAATTGTCAGGGCATATCAAGAAAACTTAGTAGGGTGATAGAAGAAATGTATCCTGAAATAAATATAGAATGGCTGTCAACTGGCAATAGCGTTATGTTGAATAGTGACGTAAAAAGAAACCCAACTGGGTATACTGTACCTTTATTGCCTATTGCAGCGCAAGGTGGAACGCCTGATAATTTTGAAAGTCAAATTGAGAGTTACAAATGCGAGCAAGTAATATCTCCTGTTCAGGGCGTTACTTTGGCTCTCACGGTAAACGGAGACAGCATGTCCCCGGAATACCCTAACGGTTGTAAAATCTTTGTTCAGCGCATAAACGAGGCATCTTATATAGAATGGGGCTGCACCTATGTCCTTGACACATCTAATGGAGCTATTGTAAAAAATGTATTCCCCGTAAAGGATGATGCGACAAAGGTTATATGTCGCTCCGTAAATCCAAATTATGCAGACTTTATTGTCGACACATCAGATATTAGAGGGTGGTATCGTGTGCGCTGTTGTATTACTATCAAATAATATAAAAAACAAAAAAACAAGCAAATTTCATGCAAATGGTATCTTTATTTACATATAACGCACTGTAATACAATGGGTTGCATTACCGTGTACTTATATCTACTAAATAATAACTAAAAGAATCCATGCTAATAACAGGGTGCGCAGGAGTCTCCCACAGATCGCGCGGATCAACACGGATATGGGTGCGGGCTGCTGAACTGAGCTGCGGGGCTACGGCGAGACGCCATAGCCTCCTATGTTTGTACTGGCTGCTGGACATCAGATTAATCAGATTTCTGAATATCTCAATGGCGCAGCTTCAGTAAAATCAGATTTATCCGTAATCTAAATTGAATAATTCAAAATGCGCCAAGGCGCACAATTCCTAATTCAAAATTCAAAACTCCTAATTCGGACGGCATGCCGTCCGCCATTCCGTCCGCCATGCAAATATCGTACAAAGAGTAAAAACATGTTACAAAATAAAAATCAATTCTAGAGAATCGAAAAGCTGTTTTTATGGTATTCTGATGAGCAAACAGCACCCGAGCTTAACGATAGTGACTTAATACAGATTTGCTTTACACGGTTTTAACAATTCAAAAACAGTGTAAGTAATGAAAAAAGAGCGTAGACAACCTCGTCATTTTGACGATCAGTTCCGTTTGAG